GGTAATTCGTAAGTAGTATCATTCAATTCAAATTTTACAATATAATCTTTCATAACATCACATTTTAGTTACACAATCAATTAACTAGACTACTAATTTTTATCTGATACTAGTCTATTTTCCTATTTCTTTTTGAATATCAATTAACTCATAACTAGTACTTTTCCTTCCATCTTTAAAAGTAAAATTGCGCTCAAGAATCATCATGGTACAATTTTCATTAGAATATCTTCTAATATATTCTACAATCATATCCTCATCAATATCTTCACTTATTTTACCATGTTTTATGTTGCCATCTTCATCCAAAAATTCAAATTTACCAGATTCAACAAATGCTCCTTTGAAAACACCATTTATTCTTATGTTGTTTTCTTGACAATGTGTTGATGTAGTTCTTGCGTACCCTGTCATATTATCATCTACACTTAATTCCACATAATGGCTACCCGATTCCATTTTTAGCATACTATTTTCTGACGCTAACTCCTTGAAGAAATCTTTTAAATAAGTAAACATTCTGCTAGGATGATTGGAAACTAATTTCTCATACTGTTCTTGGTCAGTAGCTGTAGCTTGGATAATATCCATGACTTCCTTAATAGAATTAGCTGCGTAATCTTCTGCAAAAAGGTCTTCATTATTCATTAAAGAGAGTTCAAAACCAAATGAACCTTGAGGTAAACCTGTTAGAAACATTTCTCCCATTTTAGTTTTCCCCAGTTTACCTCTTTTTCCTATACGTTCTTCTCCATAGGCATCATAAACTATTTGGGTCTTTATCATACCTTGTATCGAACTCATTGTTTTGCTAGCAAATGAAGACTTTATTCCCATAGAACCCAAAACTGCATTTCCCGCAAATAGTAAACTAATCTTTGCTTCTACAGAATGTTCTTCTAATTCCTTTAGTTGTCTTTTTATATCTTCTATACGATTTTCTAAGGATACTTTCATTAATAGACTATCCTTAGAAACTTCTAATAATTGTTGTGTTTCAGTTAATTGCCACTGAAGCCACTCTTTTTTTGAATGATTTCCCATAATCATAGTGAATTTAAAAAGTTTAAGGCTTCATTATCTGAATCAAGGGTATTGTACAATGGTAACTCAATCATACCTTTCCATACCCCAGCCCTATTATGACTAAACAATTGAATCCAATATTTGGTCATTTGGACAGTCATTAAAGGATTCTGGTCAAATATCACAAGATAGTGGTCTACATGATATTGGCTTTTTGAAAGAGAGGGAGATGCAAATGCTGGAAATTTAATAATTATATCTTGCTCGAGTTGAGGAGATATCTGTGATATAAAACTCACCACATCAATATCATGTGGAGCTCTTTTTTCTGACGCTTCAATATTCTCTGTAAAACTCCCATCAATCCATTGGAATCCATTTACAATATTCTTTTTACATGCCTCTAATCTAAAATAGATAAATCCTTTTAAAATCTCTATTCTTTCAGATGATGTTGCAAACTTTTTACAGAATTCCATAATATCTGTTTTATATGGTGATATTTTACTAGTATCTGTGGGATTCCCTAAATGAGGAGGGAGCACGTTGTTATAATTAAAATCAGGAATTGAAGCCATAATATTTGTGCTTTATATTATAATATTTTGTTTGTGATTACTCCCTTAACGAGAAATACCCGGAGTATCTTAGCTTTGTCTATTACCATCTCGTCGAACTCTTCTAGGTTCTTTGGGACTAAGCGCCACTTGTTGGGATTATCCTTGCAGTTACGGATATACTTCACGGTCCTGTAGTCATCTGTAATAATAAGGTATGCCTCTCCGGGAAGAACACTATCCAAACCTACCTCCTTGATAGCTATAATAGAACCATCATTGATATCCGGGATCATAGAGCGTCCATAAGCTGGTACCGCACAATCGCAATTCTGAAAAGCGGGAATGTGCAGGTAGTAATTTGGAATATTAGTCTGATCGTTGGGAAGTTCGTCATATCCCATGGTAACATCAACGTCATAATATGGTATTCCTTTAGATGATAATTTACTTGGTGTAGATATCTCTGATGATATAGAACTGACGGGATTATTCGAAGAAGGATTTAACTTATTCCCATCGCCTGTCAACAACCAAGTCGTATTGAGTTCAGGAAATACTGTAGATATTTTGTCTAAATTGCTCCTCCTTATAGAATCTCCTGTATTCCGAACGAAACCATTGCTTAAACCGCATTGTTGCTCGAACATTCTTGTGCTTATACCTAGCTCATTGATAAATTGGAGTAGTCTATCTCTAACTGATTCTTTCATTAATTCTTAATTTTCTTTAATATGTAGATTATTTATCTATATTATATCTATACGCATAGATTTTAGTTCTATATTTGCACTATAAAGTTAACGCAAAACATTGATAACGCCAAAATAAAAGGGCAACAAAGTTAACTAAATAGATTATTTACTCTAAAAAAGACAAGATATGAAGAATCTAAATGAAGTAATGCGCATCCTAGGCGGAAGTAAACGTTTTGATTTCGAATACAATGAGAACGGATATTCCTGTATTCTAGTAGTTTCAAGTTACCACTCCGGTGAAGAAGTAAGACTCGATCTTTCTAAACTTGATGACGAAATGCTTGAAGCCTTACAAGTAGAAGATAAAGATAATAAAGAAATGGAGGATTAAGTCATGAAAGTGAGAATCAAGAATGTAATCGGTTCAACTGGTAACGAATGGCTTCTATGGGAGCTAAAAAAGGAAGCAGGAGTAAAAGAAGGAGATATAGTTGAGGGTAAATTCAATCCTAAAAATAAGGCAGTAGACTTTACTAGGGGTACAACAGAATGTGTCGCTTGGCTCGGAGAAACTTGCGAAGAAGTTAAAGACTAAAATAATAAAGCATGCAGGTTTAGTTTTCGATGCAAACCCTTTGAGAATGCGCCTTCCGGTAATGGAGAATCTGAAAGAGGTTACGAGATAGAATGAATCTTTAATCATCCGCGCAACAGCGATACGTTGTCCTTGGCAGGCTTGGTCGCTTTCCAGGGAACTAATTACTATAATATAATAATGTATATGGAAAATCAATTAGAAACTATCAAAACTAATCTGCCTTACGGATACGAAAAGCAGATTGCGAAGGAGGTAGGATGCTCACAGGGTACAGTGCACAATATCCTCAACAACAAACCTGCTTCCGCTCGTTCAACCTACAAAGCTAAAGTATTGAATGTCGCTGTAAGAATGGCTAATGAAGCCCTCGAAGCTACAAAAGGAGTTTCCAGAGCGGCAGCCGAATTAGAGATTTTGCATCATGGATCTGCAAGCTGATTCTACCTTAACCAAGAGGGAAAATCAAATAGCAGGATTGGCTGCCTGTGGCCTAGCAAAGAAAGAGATTGCCGACAGATTAGGTACTGCCTATGGTACGGTAAATGTCCTGCTCGACAAGGCTTATAAAAAGACAGGAACCAGCAAACTGAACGAACTTGGTGCTTGGTGGATAAATAGAGTGTTTGCTCTAAATATTGACTTCAAGCAATTGCAAAAATCGCTAATCGCTCTCTCATTTCTTGGAATTATTGCTTTTCAGATTGCATTTGACTGCAACAACGACCTTAACCGGAGTCGGCGGGCAAGAATACGAAGAAATAGGATTGAAGAAGTATATGAACTCTAATCAATATTAATCAGGCAGCATAGCATAGAGATGCAGATGTGTTTCAGTAATCAAAAGCTCAACACCATTCAAAAGTTAAACAAAGAAACAGTCTAATTAGAGATTATGGAAAATTGCTTCGAAATGATGGTCGCACGATGTATTAAGATCGGAACTGTTCAAACGTTGACGATGTTAGGGCTACTTCCCGAAGTAGTAACTATATCACAAGCGGAAGATATATATGGAAAACGCCTTATAACAGAATGGCGCGAAAAAGCATGGATTAAGTTTTATCCGGCAAATAATAAGGAAAGAGGAAAATATTATGTGAAGCGGTCAGAGCTGGAAACAGCTAGCGCAATGATGGATTTGCATAATAAAGTTCCGGACAATATCATCAAACAATTAATGCAGACAGCTGTATGACACAAGTTAAACAAGGATCTTCCTTATTAAAGGAATTACAGGATAAGATAGGAAAGCAGTTGGATGAAAGAGAAAGCGCTATTAAAAATTACAGTCCTTCTCCCATCAAATGTAGTTCATCAAAAACAGATATCAGAAAAGAACCTACAGCTGAAGACATACTCTTAATGGAAGAATACAGCCGTGGAGTATACCAAGGAGACTAATAAATAACTAATATTTAAACAATTATGAGTAACATTATTGAAATTAAAGTGGAGGAGCTTAACGCACTTCCAGCAACGAAAATTGTCGAAAATGAAAATGTACAGACGAAATTTATTCAAATGTACAATGCTATTTGGGGTTCTCAAATGGGGGAACAGATTTACCACAAGGAAGTATTTAATTTCCAGAAGGTTCTTCGTGAGAATCCTTCGCTGGCTGAATGTAGTAAGATGTCACTGTTTGGTTGCTTCCTCGATATGGCTGTAAATGGGCTATCACTTGATAATACATCACATCCTCATTGTTATCTCATTCCACGAAAGGTAAAAACGGGCCAAAAAGATGAACGAGGATTTGATAGATATGAAAAAAGAGCTAGTGTCTCTGTTACTGGTTATGGAGAACTGACCATGCGCATGCGTGCTGGGCAGATTCGATATGCGGATAATCCGGTTATAGTTTACGAAGGAGATATATTCTCTATCAGTCTGGATAATGGTGTAAAGAAGATTACTTATTCAGCCGCTATACCTCGTAAGTCTTCTAATGTAATAGGGGCATTCATTCGTATAGTTCGTTGTGACGGATCTGAAGACTATCAATGGTTACTTGAAGGTGATATCCAACGCCTGGCTAAGTTTTCAGCAAAAAACAACTCATACTACAACAAAGATGGACAACGAGTAGAAGGCAAAGCTAATGAACTGTATTATTCGAATAGTGGTGGTGTTGATCCGGGATTCCTTGAGAACAAGATGATAAAGCACGCTTTTGATGCTTACCCCAAGGTGCGTACCGGAAAGTATACTATGATGGCGACAGAGCAGGAAGATGAAGAAGTTATCGATTATGGCATTGTCGATGAAGAAAAGGTTAATGAGCCTGTTCAATCTACAGCCTCTGCAGATGATACCAAAATACCTTTTGGGGAAGAAAAACAATTAGACGCTCCGGAGCCCGTTCAAGTGGCAGTATCTGACGATGATGCAGACGGAGGCTTCTAGCTATTACTAACCAATTTAAGAAAACGATTATGGCAACAGAATTAATCAAAATAGACGAAGTAAAAAACATTTTTTCATCATTTCCCGAAATTATGGGAAGGAATACTCTCTCCGTAAAAAAATGTAATGAAGCAGGGCAGGCTCTCCTTGATACAATCGAGGGAGAAGGTATGAATGAAACGATAGATCAGGCTGCAGCTGACTTCTTGAAAAAAGTAAATACTACTCTCAAGAATATGGACGAACGTCGCAAGCCCATCACGCAGATATTCGACAAAGTTCGTTCTTTCTTTACTTCACAAGAAAAAGAAATTGATCCTAAGGATTCTTCTACAATCCCCGGAAAGCTTGTAGCAAAGCGCAATGAGTATGCTAAGTTCAAATATGAAGAAGAGCAGAAGAGAAAGAAAGAAGCCGAGCAAAGAGTATTAATCAATAATGAAAAGGTAAGCTATCAACAAGCAATAGAAAATGGACTTCTTTCTTATTTCAGTTCATATCTATCTTCTAAGGTAACCGAGCTGCAGAATATTTTTTCGGGATTGACTTATGTAAACTTTGATAGAGAAGTAATCGGTATAACTGTTTTCCAAACTGATTACCCGAAAGCTCATTTTGATAAATTCACTGCTGAATATGCTACCTATTATATCAATAAGGAGATAAAAGCAGAGATTCGCAAAAATACATTGCTGGGTAAATATGAGCAATATGCTCAACAGTATAAGGCTAAAATTTCAAGTGTTAAACAAGATCTTATCGACCGTATTCCGTCTAAGCGTAAAGAGTTGGCTGAACTGGAACAGCTTCGCTTGGCAAATGCAGAAGAAGCCGCAAAAGCAGAAGAATTGCGCAAACAACGAGAAGCAGAAGAGGCAGCCAAACAATTACAAGAGTTAAAGAGAAAGGAAGAAGCAGATAGGCAGGAGGTTGCAATGAAAACGCAACAAAGCTCAATCGGTAATCTTTTTGCTGGTGCTGCTGCATCTGTTGCACCTCCACCGACAAACGCTAAGGTAAAAGAAAAGATTGTTGTTCTTCATCAGCAAGGATACCTGGAAATATTTCAGATGTGGTGGATAGGCGAGGGGCAGACTCTTCCTTTTGATGAGTTAGAGAAGATCTTTAAAAAGATGACTACATACTGCGAGAAGAAAGCAAACAGTAAAGATCAGACACATATTGAATCACAATTCATCAGCTACGAAGCAGATGTGAAAGCTAAATAGTTATGTCAAATCCCGATTCATACTATTCACGTTCGGAAGTCAGTAATTCAGATCTGACAGAGCTTAAAAACTATCTTTATCCCCGTGTTCAATACGGGGATAAAGAAAAGGCTTTCAAGTTCGGTACTCTCGTAGATGCTCTTATCACAGAGAATGACCGTGTCCGGTATGACAAGCTGATGGTAGACGATTACTTGTATACGACAGAAGAATTTGAGCTAGGGCTTGAAATGCGTAAGGCGCTCCGGAAAGAGGCGGAGAAAGATCAATTCCTGGCTGTCGTGTTGGCGCAATCTGATACACAGAAGTTCATGGTAAATAAGCAGCAGGAGTTCTATTATGGAAATTTTGCCTACCATCTTGATACACGATGTAAATGGGATTGGTGGTTGTCTGCTTACAATTTTGGAGGTGATTTAAAAACGACTTTTGCAGAGTCACAGGCGCAATTTGATGAAGCTATCGACTTTTTCGACTGGGACCGTTCCCGTGCCTGGTATATGGATATTGCAGGGAGCAATAGAGATTTCATCTACGCAATCTCAAAAAAGAACTGTAAAATCTTCAAGCATTTTATCACCGACCGTAACCACCCTACGTATATCAAGGGGAAAGAGAAATACGAGGACCTTGCTTTTAAATGGTGGCAACTAATGGTTTAAATATATTTTAAGTGAAAACAATATGAACTTACTAATCACTCCAAAAGAACAAATTTTGGCTGAATTACAAAATATTGATTCTTTTCTCAATATCACAATGAGCGAAAATGCTGAAGAAGCCGTACAGCGTGGCAATGACCTGGCTGTATATGTTGCTCGCTCCGGCAAACTGCTTGCAGACTCGAAATACTGGCTTAATGAGACAATGAAGTCCGAGGTCATGCAAACACTCGTTGATACAGCTAAAAATGCGAAAGCGACAGCAACAGCGATAAATGCCCTAATTAGTTCTTTATGCCGGGAGGAGCGATATCTCGTCGATTGGTGCGAACGTTGTAACCGGACAGCAACACATCAATTATCATGGTGTGTAACTGTGATAAGTAAAGCAAAAGAGGAAATGAAAATGGCCGGAATGCATAACAACAAAAAGTAATTATCATGAAAATTTTAAGAAAAATTACAATCGGACTGGCCGTTGTCGGCCTGTTTACAGCATTATCTTTTTCTCAAAGAGAAGATGCAACATCAAGAGAAATAACTACGGCTGCCGTCATGGGAGTTGTATCAACATTTAGTATTATCACTTTATCAACCAAAGAAGATTATGGAACAAGTAAAAAATGAGATTAAAAAGGCGGTCGTTAAGAAAGACCGGCTGAATGTTGTGTATAATGAACGCTTCTCTGAAGCAAACTACACGAATGTAATTAACAAGAGCTGCGATCAGATCATTCACAGCGATTTAAGGGAGGCGTTTATTCGGCTTAGATTGCATCTCGTCGTATTGTGTGAACAGCCAGAGGCTTCTAATATCAACAAGGATAGCTTTTCTTCTCCGGGATATGCAGAGACACTAGAAAATTATATCATTACAGGTTATGCGAATGACAGTGTCGATGGGGTTTCCGGAATAACTATCATGGGATCCAAACTTCTTCAGTCCGGCAAAGTCGTTGACTTGAAAATCTTCGTTCCTCTCCTTGACGAACAATATCCCTACTACGAAGAATTAAGCATTGATGCAGCTGCATGTGATGCTGAAGTAGAAAGTTACCTATTTGAAGAAAAATGGGGAATTAGACAAGAACGTCTTGATTTCGAAACCGATGAACCAGAAGAAGCTATCATAGTGGAAGAAAAGCCGAAGAAAAAAGGAAGAAAAAAACAGATAGATGCTCCTGCACCTCTTGACGCAACCGCATAACTTACAATCACCATAGGGGGAAATTATCCCCCTATAAAATACTCTAAATCATGAATATTGAATTAAAAGGAGATAACTTTGAATTATCATTCAAGTATAAACCTTCTATTGTAGATCGAGTCCGACAAATTCCCGGAAGACGTTTTGACGGTGCAAAAAAAGTTTGGATAGTTCCAGCTCGGAGTAGAGTTGACCTTGAAAGAATGATTTATCAAATACGGCAATTTGAGAATATCAATTGGGTAAATGGTACAGAAAAAAAGGAGGAGGATATCGCTTATGATATTCCGGAATTACCTGATTTAACCGTTCCGCACAATTTGAAAATTCAGCCTTATCCTTATCAACTTAAAGGTATTGCACGTGGTTTGCAACTTAAACGATTTATGAATTGCGATGAACCAGGCTTGGGGAAGACATTACAGAGTATAGCAACAATTAACCTCGCAGACGCTTTTCCTTGTCTTGTTGTATGCCCTTCATCATTAAAAATCAACTGGCTACGTGAATGGGAGAAGTTTACGGATAAAAAGGCGATGATCCTAACCGACAAGGTACGTGATACATGGACTTTTTTCTTTCAGACAGGAATGCACCAGGTATTTATTGTTAACTATGAATCATTAAAGAAATACTTTGTACAACGTATAAAGAAAGCTGAAGGCTGGACGCTGCGAGATGTGGAATTTAGAAACTCAATCAATTTATTCAAGTCTGTTATCATTGATGAAAGCCATCGTTGCAAATCTGCATCAACCCAGCAGGCTAAGTTTTGCAAAGGTATTTGTACCGGCAAAGAATGGGTTATTGAATTGACGGGAACACCGGTGGTAAATCGGCCTAAAGATTTGATTCCGCAGTTGGCTATTTTAGATCGAATGAACGATTTCGGTGGATATAAACCATTTGTTGATAGATACTGTTCCGGACAGAGAGAAGCATCAAATTTGAGAGAATTGAATTTTAACCTATGGAAGTACTGTATGTTTCGTCGTGAAAAGTCACTTGTCCTCACAGATCTTCCCGATAAAATACGGCAGGTGAATACTTGCGAAATCACAAATCGAAAAGAGTATATGGATGCAGAACGCGACCTTATTATGTATCTACAGAAATACAAGGACGCTGACGACGATAAGATAGCTAAGGCAATGCGCGGTGAAGTGATGGTACGTATCAATATTCTACGGCAGATCTCCGCTCGCGGTAAAGTACGTGATGTTATTGAATTTGTAAAAGATTTTCGGGAGAATGGGAAGAAGATAATTCTATTTTGTTCTCTTCATGAAGTTGTAGACCAACTGAAACGTTATTTTCCTACCGCCGTATCGGTTACCGGAAGAGACTCACAGGACGAGAAGCAAAGAGCCGTAGACGCTTTTCAGAACAACCCGAAAGCAGATATTATCATTTGCTCAATAAAAGCCGCTGGTGTAGGTCTTACCCTTACAGCATCAAGCAATGTAGCCTTTGTTGAGTTTCCCTGGACGTATGCAGACTGCTGTCAATGTGAGGACCGGGCACACCGTATCGGGCAAAAGGATTCTGTAACCTGTTACTATTTTCTTGGCCGTCGGACGATAGATGAGAAGGTTTATCGAATCATCCAGGAGAAAAAGAATATAGCTAATGCTGTAACTGGTTCTACCGAGGATATTGAAGAAAATATCGTCGATATGGTTGCACGTATCTTTGATACTGATTATGATGATGAATAATTTAAGTCAATAAAGAAAGGAGTCAATATGCGTGAAGACATAATGTACATGATAACCTACCCAGATGGCACACTTATGATGAATACTCAAAAGTATTACCGAAGAGATTGCGTCAGGTACTGGCTGTCTGGAACTAATTGGACATGGAAACAGATGTACAAGAAAGGCTTTCGCTGTAAAAAAGTGAAAGTTACATTTGAAATAATTGACTAATAACAATTCAGTAATGAATATGAGAACAATAAAATTCAGAGGTAAAAACTTATATAATAACGAATGGATATTTGGTGACTTGATTCAGTACGAAAGTGGTGAAATGGCTATTTTCAGCAAGAAACTTTCCCAATATGGATGCGAAGCTACTGAAATGTTTAATAGAAGTAAGGTAGAAACTACAACTGTGGGACAATTCACAGGCTTATTCGACAAGAACGGAACAGAAATCTATGAAGGGGATATTCTTCACACTGTTACATTTGGTTTTGAACCAGAAGAATATACAGCTATTATCCTATATGATAATTGTCGTTTTCAACTTTCTAATGGTCGAAATTTATTCTATTTCGGGCAATCTGACCTTACAAGAATGGATGATACTATCGTGATTGGTAATATCTATGATAATCCCGAATTAATTATCCCATAACAAGAACTGATATGAATAAATTATATTTCATTGAGGATTAACTATTAACAAAAATAATATAGAATTAAATGAAGCGTCCACAGAGCAATGGGTTATTTGAAGTTACAGGAGGTCAAGAGAAAGAACGAGGTTTCTGGTGTATGAAGCTGATAACTTTCCTCTCCGCTAATAATGTAACAGATTGGGATGAATGGCATGGAGCGCATCTTTCTGCTATGTCAGGAAGATGCCCGTATGCTTCGCAATGTCCGATTCATGAGAGAACGATAACAGCAGTAGGTAGAAGACCAATACAATTTAGCTTATTTTGAATTAATGACTAAAGAAAAGTGTATTTTATGTGGAAAGGAAACGGTGTCGGTTATTAAAACCGATACCGGCTTTATGTGTTATAATTGTTATGCAGATCAGCGTAATCCTCCACGTTCAAAAGAAGTACATAATAACGAGGAAGCTCGCATACAAACAGAGTTCTTTAAACTTATTCCTCTATATTTTCCTAATATACCTGACAAACTTATATTTGCCGTTCCGAATGGTGGAAGTCGTCATGTACGGGAAGCTGCTAACCTGAAACGTCAAGGAGTAAAGCCAGGTGTTTCTGATGTGATCGTACTTATTCCCAAAAAGGGTTTTGCTTCTCTTTGTATAGAGTTTAAAACGAGGGTAGGGAAACAGTCAGAAGAACAGAAGGAGTTTCAAAAACAAGCGGAATCATGCCGTAATAAGTATGTGGTAGTTCGAAGTGCATCACAGGCAATCGAAGAATTACAAAAATATCTTTCTTAATAGAATTGAAATATGTAATACTGAAATTCCACAGATTGAAATAGCTTTTATATGATAGGGGAGAGGGCATCTGTTTTTTTTATATCTTTGCTCTAAAATTACAAGTATGACATTTGAAGAAGCAGTTTCTTTGGTTGACAGAATTAAAGATCAGGTTGTCGGAGCTCCTGTAAAAGGTAGGCTCATTGAATCTTTGTTCATTGGGCCTACAAACTGGGAAGAAATGCATGTTTTTATGAATATCTGTCTTCAAAAAGGGGAAGATGAAGCTATCGACGAGTTTATTGGAAAAAGTTTCTCTGTGTATGGTAGGTCTGTAACCTATATTAATCCGGATCTTCCTCGGTGGGATGTAACAGTGTTGGATGACTGGGAAAAAACTATTTATAATTAAAAACGAGTATCTTTAGTGAGCAAACCCTGACCTCTTTTGTTCTTAATGAAAAGAAGCAGGGTTATGAAAAAGCAAATAGAAATACATAAGATAGATATATCCAGCAATCTGCCGCTTAAATTTGCAGACGAAGGTATAAAGGCCGGTTTTCCTTCACCAGCACAAGACTATTTGGAACAGGCTATAGACTTGAATAAAGAACTTATTCGACATCCGGCTAGCACATTTTACGGACGCGTAGTCGGAGATTCAATGAAGGATGAGGGAATAGAAGAAGGTGATATACTTGTAATTGACAAGTCACTTGAATTACTGGATGATGATCTTGCCGTGTGCTTTATAGACGGGGAATTTACTGTCAAAAGAGTAAGATTAGAACCTAATGCAGCTTGGTTGGTTCCCTCCAATCCTGATTATCCCTTGATTAAGGTAACAAGAGATAATGAGTTTATGGTGTGGGGAATAGTAACCTATACAATTAAAAAGAACCGGAGGAAAAGATAATGTTCGGATTGATGGACTGCAATAATTTCTACGCTTCCTGTGAACGGGTATTCAATCCAGCACTTAACGGGAAACCTGTCGTTGTATTATCAAACAATGACGGGTGTGTTATTGCACGATCCAATGAAGCCAAGGAACTAGGTATAAAGATGGGAGTACCTGCTTATCAGATTAAGGATTTGGTGAGTAGTCACGGAGTTGCTGTATTCAGCAGCAATTATACGCTGTATGGAGATATGTCCGGATGCGTAATGTCTATTTTGGCAGGATTAGCACCCGAACTGGAAGTTTATTCTATCGACGAAGCATTTATCAACCTTGATGGCATTCAGGATATTCAATCACTTGGAACAAGAATAGTAAACCAGGTAACACGTGGTACCGGTATTCCTGTTAGTTTAGGTATTGCACCTACAAAGACGCTTGCAAAGGTAGCAAATAAGTTTGCAAAGAAGTATCCAGCTTACAACCGTCTTTGTATCATTGATACAGAGGAGAAACGAATCAAGGCCCTACAACTGACGAATATCGGTGATGTGTGGGGAATCGGACGTAGACAAGCAGCAAAGCTCGAAAAGCAAGGAGTGAAAACAGCATACGACTTTACGCAGCTTTCCGGTGCATGGGTACGCAAGAATATGACTGTTGTAGGAGAACGTACATGGAAAGAACTTCGTGGTATTTCATGTATTGATATGGAATCAGCTCCACCGGCAAAGAAGCAAATTTGCACCAGTCGCTCATTTGGTAAAATGCTTACTGATATAGATACAATGGCTGAAGCTATTGCTACCCACGCTTCCACTTGTGCAAAAAAACTCCGGAAACAAAAATCTTATGCAATATCCCTGATGGTGTTTATTCACACGAATAACTTTCGGGAAGATCTTCCTCAATATTGGAAAAATATAATTATACATCTTCCGATACCAACAAACGACACGCAAGAAATAGTACATTATGCGCTGATTGGACTAAAAACAATATTCATGAATGGGTATCAGTATAAGAAAGCCGGGGTTATCATCACTGAAATAACTGAAGGTGCCCAGCTTGGACTTTTTGATTCAGTGGATCGTGAAAAGCGGGAAAGACTTCAAAAGGCAATAGACAAGATTAACGGAGAGCATAACCAATTCGTTAAATTGGCTATTCAAGGAACTGGAAGAGACTGGAAACTTAAACAAGAACAACTCTCTGGGTGTTATACTACTGATATTAATCAGATTATAGACATTAATTGTAGATAGTATGTGTTTCCATAATTCCATGTCAGCGAAAGCAATAAAACTTGCCGCCCGATACAGTCGTAAATCGGATATTGTTGAAATATACCAAGATATGCTAAACGAGCAGTATCACGTGAATGCATTCAACTTTCCGAAATATCCTATTATCACAACCGCGGATGAGATACAAGTGTTCAACTGGGGATTAATACCATTCTGGGTAAGAACCGAAGAAGATGCGCAGGAAATCCGAAAAATGACTCTCAATGCACGTTCGGATACTATTTTTGAGAAGCCTTCTTTCCGGGAACCAATTATGAAGAAGCGATGTATTGTGCCGTCAACCGGGTATTTTGAATGGAGGCATGAGGGAGCAAAGAAGATTCCCTATTACATATATCTGAAAGATGAACCTATCTTTTCGATGGCAGGTATTTACGATCGTTGGCTAGACAAAGAGACAGGAGAAGAATATGATACTTTCTCTATTATCACCACTGATACCAACCCTTTGACTGATTATATCCATAATACAAAACATCGGATGCCGGCTATCCTATCTAAAGAGGACGAAGAAAAATGGCTAAGTCCATCTCTGACAAAGGAAGACCTTGAATCATTACTACAGCCTTTTAATGCTGACAAGATGGATGCTTATCAGATTGAGAATAACTTTATAAAGAAAGCTCCAAACGATTCGAGTATTCTACAGAGAGCACAAGAATAGGTAGCCAAATAGCTACCTATTCTTTCAACATTGTAATATATCTCTATTAAAGGATAGATTTAAAAGAAGTCCTCTCTACTTCTTCGATTCCATATCATGCCTCATAATATATTGCCATAGCAATATACTGTTCATCACTTAAATTAACAACCTTAATTATAGTATGAATTCTATTAATTGTTAAAAAACGGTTTACTTTAATTTCAACCTCTTGAAATGATGTTCCAGTAATAATTATACATTTAATCATAATAAAACAGTTTATGCAAATTCAATTTTCCTACCTACATATATTTCTTCCTCTTTATCGGAATACATATCTGACTGAACTAAACGAATATACGAACTCATTCTTGGATCTGCGAATCGATAAACCCCTTTAGTCAATCTTCTCAAAATTTTATCATCAGAATTAGAAACAAGTTTACTTAAATATTGGTTCAACCTTTGCTGAGTTATTTCTTCTTCGAATATAAGTTTATAAATAAATCTAATGTCTTTACTTCTTATAAATTCATCATAACATAGAGCGGTTGCATATAACACTTTACGATAAACAACCATTGTAGATGAGGACTTAACTGTTTCTTCATACGATTGTCGTAGAGAATTCTCACAATCAATAATCGACTTTTCTATAGCCTCATTCACTTCATCTATACCTATATTTTCCAGTTCATTAATAATAACAATCTCAGCAGCCTTCAATGATATTAAATGTGTAAAATGAGGGTATCCAGAACTCAATCTACAAATACGAAACATTGCATCTCTTGTAAAATTCAAATTTAATTTAGCAGAACCATTTTTTATAATATCAACAAGTTCTCTTTGAGACATTTTATCAAGTTTGATCTCTTTCAAGCATCTTTGTACAGATGGATGACCTGCTGTTAATTCTTCTGCAGATGCAGCTATACCAACTACAAATATTTTTAAAGATGAATTTGAATCACTCAATAATTTAATCAACTCTGCGACTTTATGTTTATCATCTTTATTCTGAATAGAATCAAACTCATCAATGAGCAATAATATATTTAAATCTTTTATTTTATCACAAATCCATGAAGGAGACTGGGCTTTATTTGAAAATCCACCATGCTCTGTACTTCTTTGATATCCAAACCCACTCACTGATATATTACCAGATGTGTTTTTAGTTTGAATGGATAAATCTATGCCACATTTCATTAAAACATTTTCAAAAATCGTACAGAAAGAGTCAGACTTTGAACATCGCTTTATGACTAATTCCTTCTCTGTTATTTTGATAAGCTTACTTGATGTAATATTGGCGAGTGAACTTTTTCCAACGCCTCTATCACCAAACAATAGTACATGTTGACCTGGTGTATTCAAGGTAGAAAGAATTTGCTGTACCTCCGCCATTCTCCCTCTAAATAGATTTTCTTGATTAATAGGAGTATGTGGGGTAAAAACATCTCGCACCCCACTTTCTTTTAATCTTCTTTCATCTTCATAGAATATTTCTTCAGTTTCACACATAATAACGTATAAAATATTATTGAGTATATACCACAACGCAAAGATATATAAAAATTGAGACCAAAATGAATATACAGCCTAAAATACTACTATAATACATCAAATTAGTTCACATCCCATATTATACTAAGTTCCCCGCCTATTTTAAGCTGACACAAAACAATTAGAGTTTTTTTATTCCTTTTCAAGTTTAATTTTACCACTGCCACATATTCCAACTCACTCCTATGCCTACATAAAAGCCATTTGGATAGCCATACCCAGCTTGTAAGCCAAGTCCCCAACGTTTATGTTTAGTAGGAACCGGTGCAGGTATTTTAATCTCCATCGTCCGGCTATATACCTCAATACTATCCAACTTCGCATCGTAACCAGATACCCATGCTTGATAAAGACTATCCTTATACATCTTCTGAATAATAGGGATAATGACTTCTGCCGAATCAGGTGTATAAGTATCTTGCTTTACCTTACAGGTATCCTTCTTAACAGGCAACTTCGCGTACTTATACCTGATTACTACACTATCCTTAGGTACTGGATAATAGAAAGGAATAGTTTCGACGTATTCGGTTGTATCCGGATGTGATAGCATTGACAGTTTTTGTTGGCGGTTCCATAAAAACAGAACCGCCAAGGCCAACAATACAATCAAAATCCATGGTAACGCTTTCATGGTCGGATAACTGTATTACGTAAGAAGTTGGTAAACTCGGAACGAACATCAAAACAGGGACACGCCTTAATATATTCTACCGGTTCTACTTCCCCGCTACCGTCCAGATCGGGCGAAGTATCACGATGTCCGAGTACTTCAATTATAGGATATTCCTTACAAAGCTTCGCGACCAATTCGCGTAGTGCTGTCCTTTGAACTGGAGTACGTGTATCTGCAGGTTTTCCAGATGCGTCCAAGCCTCCGATATAGCAGATTCCAATACTGTGCTTATTATACGAAGACTCTGAAAATCCTTTAGTATTACAATGCGCTCCGTCAATGCTTAGCGGTCGCCCATTCTCAACTATTCCGTTAAGATCAATAATGAAGTTATAACCGATCTGATTGAAACCCCGAGCCCGGTGCATCCGGTCAATGTCCTTTGCACGTAAATCCTGCCCGGCACGCGTGGCCGAACAATGGATGATAATTGCATCAATAGTTTTCATTTTGCGTCTCCTTTTTGTAAGTAGTTCGTTAAATAGGGGATGTTCTTTATAAACTCAACACTTAATACATAGTGCAAGAAAGCTACTACCTTGTAACCATTACTAGAGTTGGGTAGAATTTCTTTGATATTCCTTAGAATATTTACTCCATAGAAATAAAATACGCTGTACGTAATAAATGAGACACATTGCAGAGCACCTTCCGGATTTCCTTTATGCTCACCTATAAAATAGATACAACTAACCAAGGCAAAGAAAATGGTTGCTTCTACGATACACCTCCAAGCTTTTTTAAAAGAAAAACTCTCATGATTGATAAGGAGTGCAGTAAGCAGTCCACAAATGAAATTGAGGGCAAATACAGCAATAAGACTTTTGATCTCCCCAGAGATAGGATTGAGATAAGCAGCTATACCGGTAATCAATCCAATAAGTAAGTTTTTGAAATAATCCATAACCATTTATAATTTTAAATTAATACTTCGTTTCAATGCCTAATTTTATTTATCCAATTCATAACTATATTGTATTCCAATAATTAAATAGGCTTGGTAAATCGGAAAAACTTCTTTCTGAAGAAACCACTGACCTGTCTAACATTACGCCTCCTCCTGCTACATCGACAAAAGAAAAGTGTTTAGAATCAAAATTAATAAGTTCCCATTGTAGCCTGTTTGATTCAAATCTGGTAGCCATTAATCTTACAATAGTACCCTTGTTTTTCACAAATAATGAAATACCATTTCCTTTATATGATACAATACCGTAGTCACTAGCACTACCTATTCGCACACCGCCACCTATGGTGATGTTTTTATCAAGATATACCGTTAAAATTGAGCCTATATACATTTCGGAGTTAGGTAAAACAAAATCTAAGCTTGTGTTATCTTTTACTATGAAGTTCATCGTTTTCGGATATTTATCTTTCGTTGTTTCATAAGAAGTCGAAAACCTGCTGGCAAAAAAACCATTCAAATAAATCCCTCCATTCTTACCGTCTATTTCTATATTAGGAGCAAAATTATCATTCTCAAACTCATCTGAAGGGGCATTGCCTATATATCCAGTTTGTGATATTAGTTTTTCGTTTTTGAAAATTAATCCACCTAAATTAGCATATTCTGCTAACAACAACTGTGTAGCTACACTATCAAACTGTGCACCGAAGGTATTCCATTTACTCGTATCTGTAGGAGTTTTCCCAAAGAATACCCCGGCATCTATCCGAGTAACATAATATACATCATTGTACTTAACTACATCAAGTCTGTATTTAGTGCCGTAATATGTATTTGAATCGCTATAAACTCCTCTAAAAACAGTTGCAGGACTTTCCCCTTTATCCCCTGGTTCTCCTTTATCGCCTTTACCTCCATCTACTCCATTTACTCTTAATGGTACACTCCATTTTTGTAGCAATGTCCCATTTGCCGATTTCTTTGCAATAGTACACCATAAGTATTCAAGGGTGCTTAATGCAGGAATGACAGTATCCCAGCCATTCGGAATATCGGATGTATTTAGTAATTCCGGCGGCGTTGTATTTGAACCATTCTTAGCATACCGATATTCAAAATACGCACCATCCGAACCGTCATTTCCATCTTGACCGAACTTTGCCCATACAGCTGGGGAAGAGAATCCTCCCCATACGCCATTTGTTTTCTTTCTAACACATACCCATTCGTAAATATATGTTGATGTAACACCTCTAGGATCATCCACCCACCCATCAGGTATAAAATCATCGGTTTGTGATATTTCAGTAGGACGAGAGGGAGATGTAGACGCAGTAGTTCTCTTGTAAATATATTCATACCCATCTCCATCCATACCTTTCTCTCCCCATTTAGACCAAACAACAGGAGATGAAAATTCTCCCCATACGCCAGCAATTTTATATCGTACGCAGATCCATTCATATAAATAGGTAGAATTAACTCCTTGAGGATTATCCGACCACCCCAAAGGTACATAGTCCACTTCTTGGGATGTTTCAGGTTTGGTCGGAGGTGTGGATATAGTGGTTTGTTTATAGATAAATTCAACATCTGTACCATCTGCTCCATCTTTTCCATTAATTCCGCTAATACGTATTGGAGTGCTCCATTCTCCTACAACACCTGCGCCACTTACCTTAACCTGTGACATCCAAACATGCATTGTATTATTGGGAGATGTAGGTACTGAACTCCATCCGTATGGGGGAATATCACTGCCGGACGGAGTTGTGGGCTGCGTAGCTTTTGTCATATAAACATATTCTATATGATCTCCGTTTGTTCCGTCATCCCCCTTATCACCTTTATTACCATGAGAAGCAATAATAATCCAATAGGATTTATTAGTAGGTACAATATCCTTTGAAGGAGTTTTGCTAATAAATTTGTAAGAAGAAGCACCGTTCCCATCATCATAAGTAACCTCATCTCCTTCATAATATGTATATAAATTATTATACACACCTCTAAAACAACCGATATAACTTTCTTCTCCACTTCCACTCTGAATAATGGATCCTTTTAGTCGCAATTTGCCATCTCCCTTTGAGTTGAAATCTATAAATTGTTCATTATTACCAACTCTAAACGAATTGTTGACAAAATCAATGAAGTTCAAGCCATCGGAAGACACTACCATGTCAGTAGCTATTCGTCCAGGCAAAACTTCTGTAAAGCCATAAAGGGAAACAAAACTTCTACTACCTTCATACTCGCTGTTAAGCACTCCAGTGAGCAAATGATAATATCCAGCTATCTGTTCCATTTTAATAGCCGTTTCACTCAAGAGGAATGTTCCGGCTTGATTCTCCTTGCCAACTTTAGCATATAGATAATACTTCTTTTTCGGGTCAATGAGTGCCGGAGAATTGTATTCAGCCATATCCCAGTACTTGTATTCATCTGCTTTGTGAGAGGAAGAAAGAGAGCTAATACCTAGTGTCAAATGCTGAATGATTCCTGCCGGAGCATTCAGTATCTTTGTACTTGTATTGAAAGTGATATTGTGAGATTCCTGTACCGGATTCGTTTTTGAATTTACAAAACGGAATTGCAAACTTTCATCACCTACAAGCAGTTGCATGGTTGAAACGGTTATCGGATTGACAGAGCCGGAGAAGTTCAACAGTGCATCTTCAAGCATGGACATCGTTTCCTGTGCGTCGCGAAACCGCCTCTTTGTGAATTGTAGTGCATCCTTATGCTTCTCAATAACTGTCACCTCGTTAGTTTCGATCTTGTTCAGATCACTTGAAACAGACGTGCCTATCGGTTCGTTAGACAATTCAATTTCGGGTGAATACGGATTATTCACAAAACGTTTGATTCCTATCATCCGGATAAGAGAACCTTCCGGATGAAATTGCGTATCATAGAAATCAACATACCCTCCGAGTACTATTTTACCGCCGATCTCCAACCAGCGTTTCTTTGCCCAAATACCGTCCAATGTCCCGGTAAATATGAATGCTTTATCTTCATGTTCATAGAGGTATTTAGCAGCTTCCTTGAAAGCTTCCCAGCTCGCACCCGTTTGTGTGCTATCGTTACAGATATAAGCTTTCGGCAATTGAATTCCGAACACTGCGTATGTATCACCAACCTTCGGTCGCCAGACTTCCGGCTCCGGCATAGTAATACCATCAATTTCCTGCGGAACAATTTCAAATCGACGTGCCTCTTTCTTGTCTTTCGCTTCATGGATATACTTTACTTCGAACTCCTTGCCTGTAAGCATACCAGTCTGGAAAATAACCGTCATTGTTTCTCCTGCTATGAGACAATCTTCGAAATTCAATTCTTCAGGAATGTCTTTATCTACAAAGTCAAAGAAGTTATTCTCCTTGTTCACTTCAATAACAGAACTAACAGTACCAACACGGGAAGGATAAATTGCTGTACAGTCCAGACTATCTTCCTTTGCTGTTGTAAGTTCTTTATCAGCACGCATGATACAAGTTCCATCCGCATCGGTCTTATAGATACGCGCCTTAGTAGAATCGAAGCCCTCTTCATTCTCAAATTTGGTTCCATCAAATCGGATAGTCTTATTCTTTGGAAGTAACAGGTATTTAGAACCGTATGTAGAATAATCAATATTGCGATCTGTAGTTTCTACCAAAATTATTTCGGGTGGTATATCCCCAGAAGTCCTACCAACACCGACCTTGAAGCCGTGGCCTTTACCATACGACAGTTTCAAAGGGTTCTCCTTGTTATACTCAACTTTACGCAGATGGATAGTCTTAATTTGCTTTCCATTCACAGTTTCTTCAGTGATCTGCCATTCTGTTTCATATAGTTCTGCAAGTTGATTGAGAGCGTCAAGAATATAAGTGTGATTGTAGTTGATTACTTTCTCCGCTCCCTCAATGCAATCACCGACTTTCCACCCGGTACTCCGACGGTTCAGGTTTTCAACGAGTAGACGTAGATGTTCGTGTGCCTTAGCTGTATATGAGAACTTAATACTTCTATCAACGGTATGGCGTACTTTCCACAACATCGTATCAGCCTTCCCAGTTTCCAGAATCAATGTATATTCGAAGTTACGTTCACCGTTCTTCTTGAAATTGCTATCCTTCTTCAAGGAATAACGCTTCCCGTAGAAGTCACACCAGGAGCCAACTGGAATTTCAATATACCCCGGATGTGAAAAATACAAAGTGAGTGTATCTTCTCCCATGATAGCTTCATAAGAGTAGCTTTCATCCTTTACTTCGATTTTTATTTCCTTATCACCATTATATAAACTTATCATGTCCTTAGAATTATATCCTAAAATATAAACGTCAAATAGAAATGTATTGAATAATAGGCATAAAAGTAAGGAAATGATAGACGAATCATTGCCAAAATAATATATAACACACAACATCAACGGCATTGTCACGAAATAAATCAAAATGAAAAATATTTAAAAGAAATCACTCAAAATGTAGTTTAATTCACCTAAGTTCTCTCGGGACTAATGCTATACAATTAGAATCACAAAATCTATGGAATGAAAAAGCACAAAATGGATATGTAAAACTAAGTAATGGGTTGTTGATCCAATGGGGGAAGCAACTTGGTTCAACGGCTACCACGGTTACAATTTACATGCCTCTTTCTTTTTGTAATACTGATTACATTATCCAAGGCTGTATTATTAAAGATGCTTATGATGGAAATGTATATACTGCTACACCATTAATTAATCCAACTATTAGTAGTTTTAAAATGGATAGAAATTTTGGTTCAAGTTCAGGAACAGGAGTTTCCAGGGCAAAGTATAGTTGGATAGCAATAGGACGTTGGAAATAACTAAATTATAAATTATGAAGTATTGGAAACAAGGATTCTATGACGAACCGGTAGACGGTTCAGTAGAAATAACAGAAGAGTATTATCAAGAGTTATTAGCAGGGCAATCAGCAGGGTTGATTATAGTTGAAAGCAAGAATTGCTACCCAATATTGGTAGAATATGAGTACGACATCGAAGAAGTGCGAAAAATGAAAATATCTGAAATACAGATATTTGACAAATCGGCCAATGTCAATTCTTTTAAAATTCAAAGGAAAAGTGTATGGTTAGACAAATCCACACGTGTTGGATTATTTAACTCAATTTCGATTGAGAAACAAATCGGTAAAACAGACACGGTATTGTGGTATGACGCAACAAAGTATATCATTCCTATTCCAGATGCTTTAGCAATGCTGAATAAGATTGAGATGTATGCACTAAACTGCTACAATGTAACACAATTGCACATCGCAGCAGTCAGAGCATTGCAGACTATTGAGGAAATCGAAAACTATGATTATACGATAGGGTATCCGGAAAAGTTGAGCTTTCCAGGATAACCAGTTTTGAAGTTGTATGCTTCAATTTCTTCTTTTGTTTCTAATTGATTGATAGCGTTGATATGCCTTTGTGTTGTGTCATAGCACGCAAGGGCATACAATTCTAACTGTTGTAACATGTCAATAGCTCTTTCGATTGATAAGACAAACTTTGTATCATCAATCCAGATACTTGTTTCAGATCGTCCGGCTTCTTTCTCGATATTGATTGAGTTCATAAGCCCTACACGAGTGCTTTTGTTTAACCAACCGAATACATTATCAATACTGAACTGATTCACTATTTGGGATGAATCGAACAATCGTAATTCATCAAGTTTTTGTACCCTGATTTCTTCAATAGTAGCCTCGTATACAACTAAGATCGGATATCCTCTGGTGCTTTCAACTATGAGTAATCCAGCTGATTGTCCGGCTAATAACTGGCTATAATGCTCATCTGTAATTTCTACCGAACCGTCTACCGGCTCGTCATAAAATCCTTGTTTCCAATACTTCATGATATTTGTTTTTAAATTATTTCCAGCGACCGATCGCAAACCATGTAAAATCCCAGCCAGTCCAAACGATAGCCGGAGTTGAATTTATTCCACGGGTAAGGAATTTAAAATATGATTTATTCTTATTATTAGGGTCATAACCCGGAGCATACACAAATGATTCACCTGTAACGTTTATCCCTCCAGTAAGATAAACGTTGTAATTAGTATCATAGAAGCTGGTAGGGAAATACAGACTAGTTGTCCCCGTTGCTCCAGCTCTTGTTCCCCATTGCATTAATAAGCCATTACTATACTTGACATATCCGTTTTGTCCCAAATTTTGACTAGCTACTTGAGTTGCATTAGTTCCGAGAGAACTTTGCGCAAAAAAGATTATAAAAAAGACTACCAATTTTCTACTAAAGTTATACATTCTTATTTCAATGTTATAATTTATTTCATAATTTCCAACGCCCAATAGCAAGCCAATCAAAAGTTTCTTGTGATAATCCAGTACTCCCTCCAGAGGCGTAATTTCTATTAATACAAAATCGGCTAACTGTTTTAGTTGAATCATCAATAGGTGATGCGGAATAAACACTACTGTCAGATGAAGGCTTGTAAACTGTTGCAAATATCTTATAACTTTTATCAGAAAATGATGTAGGCATAGTTATGGTGTAGCTAACAACTGAAGAACCTGAAACTTTTCCCCATTGGATTAACAGTCCATTTGGAAACTTACAGTAACCATTCTGTCCGAGGTTCTGTGTCGTAACATTGGAAAAATCTTTCAACGCACAATTTGTTCCGAGAGAACTTAGTAAAGTTTTCTCTGCGTCAGTCATAAATTTTCTAGTAGTACTTTCTTCAATCATTGATGCTGGATGAGAAGCCGGATGAGAGTAATTATTAGCTCCGGAGGCTATTCCACTAAGTTTTGTACGTTCTGCATCCGTCATAAAACGATGAGTCGAATCTTCTTCAACGTCCGTCGCTGTATGTTTATGAGAACTTGCAGCATAACTACCCTTAGGTTGGTATACTGAATCGTGGTTGTGATTTCCTGCAGCCTTACTATCCCAATTTGCCTTTTCTGAATCCGTGACAAATCTATGCGTACTATCTTGGTTAATATCCGTCGCATCATGACTATGTGATGAAGCAGCATAACTACCTTTAGTTTGATACACTGAATCGTGATTATGGTTTCCCGCAGCTTTGCTGTTCCACGTCTCTTTTTCCGTATCGGTAACAAAACGGTGAATACTATCAGGAGTTATATCCGTTGCTCCGTGTGTATGCGAACTCGCTGCATAACTTCCGACCGGTTGATATACTCCTGCGTGGTTGTGATTAGACGGAGAAGCACCAACCTCGGAAGCTGTATATGAAGGTTTATTCGGCTGCTTCGCCCACGATGAAACATCACTTGCCGGCATAGAAGAAGGGAAATCGCTAATATCTGAAACCTTATGTGTATGCGCTTTCGGTACACGTGTATCACTTAGACGTGCATCATTTCCCTCGCATACAGTTTCTTCCTCACTGCCAAAATTCTTATTAAAAGCAGAGTTTTTAGTGAATGCAGGTTCATAAGTACCAGCATGATTGTGATTAGATGGAGATGCACCTACTTCGCTCGCTGTGTAACTAGGTTTACTAGCAGCCTTCGCCCATGCAGATACATCGCTTGCCGGCATCGAGGTTGGGAAGTCGCTAATATCCGCTTTCTTATGCGTGTGAGCTAACGGAGTTCTTGCATTGCTTAACCGGGCGTCGTTACCCTCGCATACAGTCCCAGCACTAGTCCCAAAATCTTTATTAAAAGCTGTAAGTTTAGTGATAATCAGTTCATATCGACTATCATGGTTATGGGAGTCCAAAGCTGCTTTCAATGCCTTTCCCTGTTCGGCGGAAAGGACTTTATTAGTCCCTCCACTTGTCAGATTATTAACAATATCAGAAATATTAAGTTTCTTTCCTAGCTCTGTTGCCATCGTCGTGGCAAAGTTAGGATCATTGTTAAGGGCATTCGCCAATTCAATAAGTGTATCGAGAGCATCCGGAGCACCGGCAACAAGCGCATCAACCGCAGCTTTCACTTTTGCGTCAACTCCTGAAACAGCATTGTTAGCGGCCAATGCTGCTGCGTTGGCATCGTCCGTGGCTTTCTTTGCTAACCCTGTTTGTATTACAGATGCATCCTTGGCTGCATTTGCGTCATCTGTCGCTTTCTTCGCTAAGGCAGTTTGAGCTTCCGATTCAGCTTTAGCGGCATTGGCGCCTGCCGCTGCAATCTTAGCTCCTTCTTTGGCTTCATTAACACTACCAGCCACAGTATTAGCCGCATCCGTGGCTTTCTTAGCGAGGGCTGTCTGCTCAACAGACGCATTTTTAGCGGCATTTGCATCGTTAGTAGCTTTCTTAACGGCTTCAAGCTCTGCCGTGGCTTCTTCTGTTGCCTGTGTCATTTCCTGCACAATATCGGCATACTCTGACTTACGTTGAGACTCTGCTTCGACACGTTCAGTTTCGGCATTTACACGCTTAGTCTCATTTGATGAACGAGTACCTTCCGCAGTTTTACGCTCATCTTCATTCTGTTTTCTCTTATCTTCTTCGGATGATCGAGAAGTTTCAGCCGTGGCACGTTCGGTTTCAGCAGCGTTTCTCTTACTTTCTTCTGACACCCGGTCTGTCTCCGCTGACTTGCGGGCAGTTTCGGCAGATACACGTTCAGATTCGACGGTAACACGGTCAGATTCGGCAGCCACACGTGAGGTTTCATTCGTTTCCCTTGTCGCTTCATCTGCTTTCCGCTTATCCTCGGCAGAAACACGGGTAGATTCAGCGGAAGAACGACCACTCTCCGCAGTTTTTCGTTTGTCTTCTTCCTTCACACGTTCCGATTCAGCAGAAGAACGACCTGTTTCAGCGGTCTTGCGTGCATCTTCATTACTTTTACGTGTTTGTTCATCCGAGACACGTTCAGCTTCTGTATCAACACGTCCGGATTCAGCAATTACCCGTTTATCTTCAGCAGTTACGCGGGCCGCTTCTTCTGTCTTACGCGCATCTTCATTTTGCTTTCTGATATTTTCAGCAGAGGAACGTCCGGTTTCAGCCGTAACACGTTCTGTTTCGGAAGTCTTTCTTTTATCTTCTTCGGACACACGGGAAGTTTCGGCAGATTTGCGTGCATTCTCATTAGTCACACGTTCGGATTCGGCATTGCCTCTCGCTGTTTCAGCATTCTTTCTAACCTGCTCGTTAGATTCTCGTGTACCTTCGTCAGTTACACGTTTCTTTTCTGCATTGTCCCGTGCAGTTTCAGCAGTAGAGCGTCCACTTTCAGCGGTTTTACGTGCATTTTCATTAGTGATACGTACTGATTCAGCAACTTCCCGGGCTTGCTCTTCACGAGAACGATTCGTTTCGGCTGTCTGCCTGGATTGTTCGGAAGCATTGCGACGGGATTCATCAGTTTCACGAGTCGATTCATTCTCTTCAACTGTGGCTTCTAACTGCCTCATATCGGTAGTTGCTGTTTGTGCATCACTCGTAGCCTTGAGCATATTATCCAAGGCAGTCTGAATCTTCTCTAAACCAAATTTAAGGCTAGTCTTAACTCCGTTGATTACTCGGTAGCCGATAGTGAAGAAGCCTTTCATGTCGCTGGCTTCGTTCAGTTCTGATATTTTTTTCTTCTTTAATGGCATAGCAAATCAATTTAAATCTATATAAAACTCTCCGTCCTCTGTTATGATAAATTCGCCCGCTTCGGATGAAAGCAAGAACTCCGTTTCTCCGATCCGAAAGCTGGTAAATACGAGTTTCAAGGTAAATTCCCACCATACACCGTTATTTAGCATGAAATCATTCGTCTGACAACTTTTATAATAGCAGGGATAGCTTTCACTCCATTCATCACAATAAAATATACGTTCCGCGTCGGAATACTCATATCCTTCATCATCGACTTTAGCAGATAGCCGTGTTAAATCATGGAGTAGGGCATCGTGATTACGCCAGAACAATTCAACCGTCCCGGCCCGCATCAGGCATTTGAGAGATACTTCTTTGGTTTGGAATTTCACAACTTCACCATCGTAGATTGCTCCGTCTTGACGCTTGAAATTCTGTAATAGGTTCTTTTTTACCGTCGGAGCCTTTAGTATTTCAGCATTGCTACCTTGCAATACGACTACGCCATAATCGGATAAGTCTTTGTCATCAATCTCGTAACCTTTAGGCATTGGAAGCTCATTTACGGGCTCCTGGTATTCGTAATCGACTTCTCGGGGGAAGTCGTTACTAAAAATAAATTTAGCAACTTCAAGGCCCGGATTAATAACATAGCTGCTTTGGGAAGACAGACGTAACTTATAACTCCTGCCGATTAAGGGAAAGTAAAATTCATGATAACTCAAGTCAGAAAGTATATCAATCAGTCCACCAATACCCAAACTGCCTATATATGCAAACTCAATGCTTACTTCAGCCGTATCCAATGTAGGACTAGAAAGATCAAATTCCTGTCCGTCTTCTTCCGGCCAATCATTCTTGTCCGGTTCCTTCATGGTTGGAAATGCTACCAGGTTATTATAACTTCCCTTTGTAATACATATACCCAAACTGATATAAGCATCTATTCTGTCTATTAGTAATTGCCCTTTCATCGCTTAAGTGTTATACCTTTAGTGTTTAACGTGTCTATTCCCAGCTTTACAGCGTACATGAACTCTCTTATTTCCACAAGGTTAGATGTGTAATTGGAGATATCCGATAAATGGGAAACAATAGTATCATTACCCCGAAGCATTTCAGCCATATTCTTATCCATATTTATTAGATATGACAGTTTCTCTGCTATTTTCTCTGTTCCTGAATTAATACTCTTAACTTCCTCATTTATAGAATAAGTATGCGAAGTCATTACAGCAAAGCTTCCATCTAGTTTGTTGGCTGAATCTTGCGACATTGAAGCAAATCCTTTCTTTGATGCCTCACGCTCATCGTCGTTATCATTCCAGCCGAACATTTCTGCCATTGCATCTCGTTTTGCTTTCATTTCATTAGAGAGCTGTTGCCCTTCTGCCTTCAGTGCATTATACTCATCTTCAGTCACACCGTCATCCATAGCATTGTTAAGTTTTTCTCTCCAAGCCATTAAGCTGTCCATGAATTCTTCTTTAAGCATAGAATTTACGATGGCATTCTTCATATATTCCTCGAAGTTATCAGCGAAGTCAGCAGAATCGGCGTCCATATCATTAAGCAAGTCCTGAAAGTCTGAACGAAGAGAGCTGTAATCAAGAAGCGTGGTATCAGCTATTTGCTGTTCCAGCACCTCCGCTACCTGTCCGACACCATTTGCGATTTGATCTGCAAATTTCTGCGTGTCTGAATCAAGTTGAGACCAGAAGATACCGGCATGTTCCTGAAGTTCCGCAAGTTGCTCATCGGTCAAATCAAATAATCCAGTCATACGACCACCCATTTTCTTTTTAAATTCCTTTACGGACATGCCTAATGCCTCTGCAGCTTGTTTCCAACCTTCACCGGACATATCATCTACTTCATCATAACCCTTTGAGTGTGACTTTCCAGAAGCACCAGAATTTAAGTATTGTTGCCCCAGTACTCGGGCATTTGCGCTTTGTTCTTTGATATTGGCAATAGCAGCTTCATAAACAGCGTTTGCGGTATCTCCTGTCAAGGTCTCCGCTAACTCCAGCTGTTTCTCAATTATCCGATCAAGAATATTAATATAGGATTCATACGTTTCTTTCGCTTTCTCGTATTTTTCTGTCGTATCGTCCTTAGTGAACATACTGAAAATCTTTGTTGCTACCTGTATAACGGCACTAATAACAGCAAGAATAACAGATGCCTTCTCAACTGTACTGATAGCGTTAGCCGATGTATCTGCTGCCATTTCAACACCACTCATAGCAGTCAATGCAAAGGTCCCTATTTCACCAATCAATGAGATAATTTCACCAGCCGGTCCACCGATTGATTTTCCAACATCAGTTAATGCGTCTGATAATTCATCTAACTGTGCTTTTACATCTTTCTCTGCTTTCTTTACCTTAGCATCCTTCTGTACCACCTTATCTTTCGCCTCATTGTATCTCGAAGTCTTTTCTTTTACTTTATCCAAAGCCTGTGCCTCGGTCAGATAAGCTTTTGTGGAATCAATTTTACCAGTCTTTTCGTTGAATTTAGAGGACTTGACACCATTTTCAATCTTAGCACCACCTTTTACAGCTTCTTGAGTCTGTTTAGCATTTTCTAATTCCATTTGCGCATTAGCTAACTCTTCCTCTGCTTCTGCTAATTCTTTCTTCTTGTCAGATAATGATTGAAACGGGTTACGTGAATCCAATTCATCCATAATTGATTGAATAGTACTAGTATATTCGCGAAGCTGGTCCGGGGAAAGAACTTTGGCAGCCGTACTCTTTGCATTCTCTAATTGAGTAAGCAGAGAATTAAGAGTTTCAGAAGACGTTTCTTTCAGATTTTCAAATGCACGAACATACTCCGGAGACTCTTTCAACTTATCGTAATCCAGGCCCATCAATTCCATTCCCTTGTTCTTTGTTGCTTGAGCAATAGACCGATCAATTTGTTCAACCTGTTCTGTATCTCCATTCTTTACTGCTTGTTTTCGTTGTTCCTGCAAGGTGGCAATATCTTCGTTGAATTTTCGTTCAATAGCAAGGCGTTGGTCCGTATAGTCTTGATACTGATTCAGCAAATCAGCTAAATCATCCCCACGATTGTACTTTAAATCTGTAGTTTCCTTTTTTTCATTAGCAACTTTATCAAATGCATCAAACTGTTTCTTTACTGGCTCTGACTTGACATATACTGATGCATTGAAGATTTTATCTTTATTGTCAGGATTAGCATCAAAGGCGGAACGAGCATCTTCAATCACTTTTAACTTTTTGTCTTCAGCTTCGCGATCGATAGCCTGTAATTCTAGTTTATGATTGAGTTCCCTTTGTTTTAGAACCTTTTCACTGCTCTCTTTAAGCTTATTTATTTCAAGCTGCTCTAGTTGGTTTGCAGAGTCTTCTTTCATACGCTGTTGCTCTCTATTCTGCTTATCTAGCAGGAGTTTATATTTCTCCTGTTCTTCACGTAGCTTTTTCGCTTGGTCATCCTTCTTGGAAGATGAATCATAGACTTTTAATTCTTTTTCAGCCTCCTTTAGCTTCTTGACATTTTCTTTATAAGACTTTACCACAGCAGAATCTATCCCTTTGAACTTTCCGGCATCCATTTGCTTCTTTTGTACTGAAGCGATTGATTCCAATGTTTTAGTAGCATCTTCTTTTTGTTTTGTCCAAAAGGCTTTATTTTGAATGGCAGCTTTTTCTTCTTCTTTCTTTTGTTCTTCCTTTGCTTTCTTCTGAATTTCATTTATTTTCTCTACTTCTTCTTTTGCAAGACGGGCAGACTCTGCAGCTTCATTCTTCTTTTTGGCTAATCGTCCAATTCTTATACTTAATCCTGGATCTTCAATACCATCTTTTCTATTTTTTTCAGCTTCATCGATAGCCTTTTGCCATTCAGCGGTAGCTGCATCAAGTTCTTCTTGCTTCATAACAGCTCTAACCTTAATCCCCATTACATATTGCTCATTTTTATCTTTGTTGAGTAGTTTTAAAATATCATGGAGTTCCATTGTTTTAATCTTCTCTAAATCAAGATTTTTTAAAACATTTGGCATTATAGATTGAAGTTGTTTGTATGCACTTAATTTATCAAATTGACTGGATGTTTCATCTCTTATAATATTGACAAGACTTTCTGCCTTATTTTTCAATTCATCAAAATGTTTTTTTTGAGTCTCCATAGCAGCATTATGCTTTCTTATAGCTCTTTCGGAGACAGATTCTGCTGTAGCACATTTGTAAATTGCATACCCAAGCCCTGCAAATGCGGCAGCTGCTAATACATAAGGATTAGTTAACATTGCAGCAGCATTTTTTAGTTGTGCAATAGTTTGAGCTTTGAGGGCTTTTGTCAATAAGATACGAGAAGATGTATTCTTTGCAATCATTGTTGCCTCAATAGCGTACAAGCCTTTCTTTAGGACTAAATCAGCGGCCTCAATAGCACGCTGTCGATTTACAATTGCTGTTACCGTTGCATATACTTGCTTAGCAGTACTTACAGCAAGAATACTGCCTTTGTATCCTGCAAGGGCAGTCGTAACAACAACTATTAATGCTCCTATTTCTTTCAATGCTTCTTGAGCGCTTCCGTCAGCAAAGGCTTCATTCATAGATTGCGCTGCACTGGATATTTCCTTTAAGATTTCTTTTCCTAACGGGCGAAGGGCAGCTGTTATATTATTACCAAGAAGCTTCATTTGATTCTCGGCTGATGAGGACATTTCTATAAAAGCAGCTTCTGCGGCACCTGTTGCATTTTTCATTTGTTCCAGATCGGACGCAGCACCTACTGCATTTTGTCCGGTTATCATTAGTGCAGCCTGTAAAGCTTCGTCGGTACCCAATAATTCTTTCATTTTTGTAGTACTTCCGTTTGCTTCGTTATAGATCAGCTGTAATGCTTCCTGGAAAGAACGTCCGGAAAAGGCTGCATCACCTAAATGGTTAGCCGTTCCCATAATTGCCGCACGTATTTTAGTCATCGCTTCGGCTGTTGGAACACCTTGTTTGGTTATTGATACGACAGCTGCTAGCACGTCTTCAATATCAATACCGAAGGACGAGGCAATGGGAGCAGCTTGAGCAATACTCTTTCCAAGTTCTCCCATTGTAGTTTTACCAAGCTTGGCTGTGGTAAATAACATATCAGAAACAGATTCTGCTTCAGAAGCTCCTTTTTTATATGCATTAAGAATTGTAGTGATAGCATCTGCCGAAGTAGCCGTTTCTGTAACGCCGCCGATAGCAGCCTTAGCAGATACTTTTAGAATATTCATAGCATCCGCTCCATCATGTCCTGCAGATACAATCTGATATAGTGCTTTCGCTGACTCTACGGCTCCGACTGGAACCTCTCTAGTCATATCAATAACGCTATTCATAAAATCGGTAAGACTGCCTTTTATCCCGCTTGAAAGAGTAGCAACTTCTTTCATGCTTTGCTGGAACTGCTTTTCGAAGTTATATGCTTCTTTGGCTGCTTGAGTAAATGCGATTCCCGCACTAATGCCAATCCCTCCGAATACATCAAAAGCGGTAATTTCACCGGCCATTGCCTTTATGATTCCCATCGCTTCTTGACGCCCGGAATATAGCCCTGAATTATCTATACCTGTAGCGAAATATAACGCACCATCTTTATTCTGAATACCCATATAGCATTTATTCTTAAAATATAAAGAGGAGGTAAAATTTGGCTATTTCGAGAAGAATAAGCATCTTTGCAGTGTTCTAAGACCAAGGAACGATTTTTATTTCAACGTATTAGGGAGTTGATTCGCCTACTATACCACAATATAGGCTATCAATTCCCTTTGCTACATAATCCTAATGCGTTGCAATAGATTATGTTCCTTGGTCGGAAAGAATAGGGGAGAGATAGCCTTTTTCTATAATATATAAATTACTATTCATTAGCGCCATGACCAAGGAAAATGAGAACGTATCTGTAGCGAATAAAAGGAACTACACAGAAGAAGAAATTAATGCTGCTTACAAGAAGGGCAAGGATGAAGGAAGAATTGAAGGGATGCTCGCTTATCAGAAAAGATTGATTGAGAATCTACAGCGGGATAATGCATCTCTCAATCAGAAGCTTCAGGAGATTAAAAAATAATCCCCCATATCTTCACAGATACAAGGGACTAGAAAACATACTCTAAACCAATTTATAAAAAAACAGTTAACCTAATATATAAACACAATGGCAAATTACCTTATCGTTTGACCTTTCCAGCAATATCGTTATATTTCTTTATCCTGACTGTCTTACTAGGGTCATCAAAAGACGGAAGTTCTACCCACTCGTAATCTTGCCCTTCAACATTTCCGTCTTCGTCAGTCGTTTTATTACGCTGTTTCATCACAAATGAGTACTCCTGAAGCAATATCTCTATTAATCCATAGCTACTATCCAACGTCTGATTAAACGTTAATCCTAGGGCTTCTTTTGCAATAACTAAGAATCTGCTTTGGTTATATCCTTCCAGCTTTGCAGATTCTTCCGAGCGGCTATTATCTCCGTCTCTCGTAGCGGGCTCACGTTCCGAAGCATCGTGATAGATGTGCAAAAAGGGTGATACCCTATACGATATATGATTGCATTAAACAGGATCCGTATATCCTCCCATGTCGTATTGTCTGCGAGAGTATTCTTGAACCATTCCGGAGGATCATTAGGCTTATTGTGAATCCCCAGGCAGACAATATCAAAAAGCAATCCTCCATATTTATTCATCAATTCTGGAAAATCAGCATTCAGCTCACCATCTTTCACAATCATTTTATCAATATCTTCCTTTTCAATTTCAAGGAGAAGCGGACGAATTCTAAACCATGTCCGGACAGTGATAGGCTTTATTACAATACAATCACCGGGATCCTTTCCTTTTGGAATAGAATCTCGGTTAGTAAAATCAAATGGAATCTTGACAGGCTGCTCCGTTACAGATTCCGATTCTTGCTGAAATAAGTTCTTTATACTCATAATTTCCTCAAGGAGCCTAGCCCGTTGTACTTCCGGGCAATACTTCCGGTTATTTGCAACTAACCTTCAATACTTTCAGCTCCATCCTTCAATAGTTTGTTCCTGTAGACGGAATCGAACCGCCGGTCTCTACTTAATAAATGTAGCGCTCTAACCAACTTAAGCTATACAGGACCGTTAATTATTTTTTCGCACCACTTGGAGCAGCTTCTCCGCTTTCGACATTCGCTGCATTAGCTGGGGCTTCTCCGCCTTCGGCAATAGTAACTACTTCGCGCATAAAAGCGGTCTGTCTCTTACCGTCTACAGTAACAGCAGCTTGCATATATACACGAACAAGCAACAACTCTGCTTGTTCTGATCCGGGAGCCTGCGAAATCTTTGAGGCGATCTTACCATTCACGATGGTATAAACGACCTTCTTACCGTTTTTAGGTAATGTTTCGCACTGGAACGTTTTTGAAATAGAAGGAGTATTAAGAGGCTTTTTCCAGATGTTTTTTCCGCCTGTTGTATCTACTTCACCGCCTGCCAGTTCTTTGAGAACCTCATTTGATGGAGTAGGGATGGAGAACTCGACATAATCTGTCGTATCTTTCACAAGTTCAACATAAAAAGGTTCTTCACTGCCTTCCACTTCAATTTTTACTTCTTTGGGATCTGCAAAGTTGAATGCAACACTTCCTTTGGTCGGAAGGGGATAATCTTTGAGATCTGCACCGGGAATGCCGTCACCGACTGTTCCAAATTTAATTTTACCTACGCCCATAGCGATAGGTCTTACTTCTCCTGCCATAATTATTGATCTATTAAAATTTCTAATCTAATATTTGTACAAGCGAATTTCTCTTTCAAGTCCGGCATTGGAACACTCCAGAGAACTGTCACTTCTTTACATACACCGTCATTACTATTGATTGAATCAAGCGACTTCCGCACCTTACGCTTTAATTCTTTCATTCGTTGACGTTTTAACATACCATTCTCATCACTCCAAGGTACGAAGATATTGATGTTAACAGGCACTTTATTGATAAAGTCAAGTTCATTCAATTGCAGATGATTGATAACGATATGTTCATTGGTCAAGCCAGCTTCCGATTTGTCCTTGTAAATCATAACATCGGTGCCCGCAGCGGCCACAGCATTATAAACTATATCTACAGCGTCAAATTCATCCATATTCAAATTTTACTAAAAACAGATTTCAATGTCTCCCTTAGATATTTCTCACATTGAACGTTCGCACCTGAAACGACTTCATACCCTTTAGCTTCCACGGCTGCCGCATATTCCATTCCTGCAACGCCGACCAACACATAACCACCAGTATACGACAGTGAGACTTCTTCTGCAAGCCTACGACCTTTGTACTTACCGGTGGTCTTGTCAGTACCTTTGTCTCCTTCTTTGAAGTTCTCTGTAACCACTTCACCGTCTTTAGCTATTATATATCCGATAGAGGAACGAAGATTACCGGTCTGGTCTTTATATGAGCCACTCCGGCGGGCTACTTCGATAAACTTTTCACCTCCTGCTTGCAGGAAAACAAGCATCTTATCTTCTGCTTTACTTTGAAAATGGTCGAACCAGCGTTCCATTTCATCAAAGGTGAATAGGGGAGTCATGCCATTTTTCATACGTTGATAATTGAATGTGATTGATAAGGTTCCCAACAGATAACCGGTACATCAATACCCTTTGATGCAACTTTCAAACGCAAAAACTTACTATCTGCCGGCGGTTGCATTTTGGAGTAGAAATAGCCATGTACCTGTGTTTCATCACCAGCCGAATTGTGTTTTAAAACAATTCTTCCATCGCTTACCGGGTCGTAGCGTCCGGGGACAGATATTTCAACCGGTTTCCCAGGAACCCATTCACCATTAACTAAGTGCCCGTTAGCCTCAATAGTAACTATTGCTGTATGTGGATACCGTTTTACCATCTGTTGCCAGCTCTCCCTTTGATAATGATTCGTTTCTCAAGTTTAGCAGCTTTCTCCGGCTCCCCGTTCTCTATGTACAGTTGCTTTGCAGTCTGAATATAGAAAGAACGGGGATGAGTGATAGAAAGCTTGTTTTCACTGAAATCTTGAGAGTTTACCATCATGGCATACATATCAGCGACACAAAGACCGACTTGCTTCATGCTTTCAGTAGTACATTCCGCTTCGGGGTTGATACCCCGCCTAACGAAGACTACCTTATCCAAGAAGCCTTCCATATCCCCAATAGATGGATATTCCAGTATTGTTTCTCTGATTGTTGCCATTATAGTTTACTCTTCATCTGTTTTTTCAGTATCTTCATCGGCCGCCCATTCCTTGGCATCAGTTTTCATGATATACATTGCATCAGGATCGTTAACTACCGGGATGGCATTAGCTTCTGCTTTAGTCCACTCTTTGAACGGTTCAAGTTCAGACCACTTGCTGATAAAAACAAAGTCTTTTTTCAGTGTTGTTGCTTTCTTCTTGTACTCGACAGAATGTTCCGCTGCAATAGGACCATGTTGGATGTCACCGCATTGTAAATCTTCCAAAAAACAGATATTAGCGGCTTCCCATGGATTGATCGTAGTGCGATTATGAGAAGCATCTTCAATACGAACAGCCGGGCTCACTAAGACAATTTGAACACCTTCTGTATTCTCTTGTGCAGAGAGATATTCATTGATAACTTTCTTGGAGATAGTCAGCTTTTCTTTCTGATTGATCCAGCCTTTAACTTTCTCGATAACGGCTTTCTGTTTCTTCAATAAAGCAAATCGATCTTTACGCATCACTACGTACTTAATGGTAACACCATCAGCAGAGGCAGAAACTACTGTATCTTCAATGTCTTGCAATCCGTCTGCAGTGTTTGCATTTGCCCAGTCAGCAGCAGAAACCTTTTTATTTTCATTCTTCATACCACAACCAACAAATTCCTCGGTAACAATACCGTTATTATTGCTTGAGTTTAGAGTGAACCCACCTTTAGACATCAGCTGCATGCACCACCATTCGAAACGTCCACGAACAGCGTTATATACAAAGTCCTGATCTTTGAAAGCGAGGTCAAGGATAGATTTCAAATCCGAATCACCTTCACAATCACGGCTAAGTTGCCGGTATTCGTTCCAGTCGCTTTCATTCATACCACGCTTAACGGCAGTCTTGGGGATATCACCTGACATCTTACCTACAACTTCACGTTTCTTTTGCGGTGCAGAAGAATCAAAGCTGATAACGTCTGCAATAACAGGAGCACCTTTCTCTCCGGTCAAAGTTTCCCATTTCAGAGAATCTTTCTGCTTTACACCGAAGAAGTTAGGGAAGAAGACCGGCTTAACTTTACGTGAGTTAAGTCGTGCTCCCATGTTCTTACGGTTCACTTGTTTAATTAAACTTCTTTCCATATATCATTTATTTTAATGGATTAGACAAAACGGATAAAACGGAGCAATGCTTTAATAGCGTCGTCAACAGGGTAGGGCATTACTGCTTCATTAACAGTACCACGCACCAAGAGGCCTGACTGCTGGTTAGCTACGGTCACATCAACCTTGTTCATAGTGATAACCTCCGGGGTATACTTGAACTTTGCAGCTTTGGCAGCAGCTTTAGCAGTAACAAGGACTAAGACATCATTAATCTTTGCGGCTCCAATAGCTCCAGAAAGAGTTATTGTGTCATAAGCTGCATTGGTTTTGTCAATTGCAGAGATTACATCAGAAGCTCCGGTTAAAGCACCACCGATTGTAACAGCTTCCCCAACTTTAAACACATGATTCTTTGCGATTTGAATAGCAACAGCATCGGCAGCCGCGACAGCAGTAACTTTTCCGGTTTTAACAACATGGTAAAGGCCATTAGCATCTTTACCCACAATTACAAGCGGAGGAAGCTCGTCGATGATTCCCTTCAGTTCCGCGCGGGCAATAGTTCCACCGCCCTGAATGTCCTCGATAATCTTTTCGATACCAGGAGCATACTGAAATTCACTTTGTTTTTTTCTGAACATAGCTTTTAATATTAATAATTATTCTTCCAGACCAAGGCTAGCAGTGCCATTATCAGAGCTTTCCTCGTCCTCCATTAACTTTAACCATTCCTGTTCGGTACGTTCTTTGGGCTTATAGGAATTAGGCTTGTAATCACCACCGGCGACTTCATCATCAATAACAGATTGTTTGATTTCGGCAAATTCTTCTTGAAGCTCTTTAATCTGGTCTTCAACAGAAGTTTCAGAATTGACATCAATACGATTGAACCATTTTGCAGGGAGTTTAGAATCTGCAAACAATGCTTTAGCAGATGCCTGCTTCGTAGAAGTAGTGACTGTTGTAGCGACAGTAGAGACAGATGCAGCCAACTCGGAAATCTGTTTCTGCTGGGCTTTCAACAACTTAACAACAGAAGCAGGCAAGCCTTCGAGATCTTCGTCCTCGTCTTCATCTTCTTCGTCATCTTTCGGCTTCTTAGTTTTTTTAGTCTTAGTTGTCTCAATAGGTTTTCCATCCTTCAAACCGTGTTTTTTCTCATAAGCGGCAATAGCAGCATCAATACTGGCTTGACTGCCTTGTTCATTTGATACCAAGTCCGGAAGAATATTATCCTTGAATAGCCCAATATAGTTATCCAGATTCTCTTCACTTTCGATGTCAAAAAGAGCTTGCACCTTGGCCGCATACTTTTCAGGAATTCCAGCTTTTTTCAAAGCTGCTTTGATGGTTGCTAAAATCTTCATACTTTTTTCCTTAAAATATATTGGGAGTAAATTTTTCCTGCTTATATATTTTATTTCAGAACCAAATGCATACATTTGCAATATGGATAAGAAGAAAGAATATAAAGTCAAAGCTAAAGCACTCGCTCTTCAAAATGGATTCGACCAAGTTTCCTACTATGGAGAATGGAATGGCTATTTGGCATATACAGCATCCCGGAAAGAAGACAAGGAGTGCTGTATTGGATATCCTCAATTTATCCTAGTAAAAGATGATACTGCACATCTGGCACCATATATACAATCACCAGATATCATGGGTATAGTTTCCATGCCAAAAGATTACAGCGAGACATTGCTATAATTTTCTCACTATTCCGTCAATAATATCAGTATTCACTAATAAGTTATCTACACGAAGCACATTTACCCCATATTGTAGTTTTATTCTCTTTGATATGTCAGCCCAATTAACAATTTTGCCATTTTGAGGGTCATAAAGAACAATCTTTCCATTAACTAATTTTTCTAAGGTTATGATATGCCCGGAATTTCCACTTTTCCAAGAGAAATCAATATGATATCTTCCTGGTTCTTTTACCAATTCTATAATCTCTTTAGTAAGTGCACTAATATTCTTGCTTTTTAAAGCACCTGTTCTAGTTACATCATATACACCTCCTGCTCTCTTTTTGACAGGTGTTGCCATAGTTTCTGGATCAATCCAAGCCCAATTTGTTTTGCTAGACAGTTCGTAAGGAATATTCCCGGCTTTTTGAAGATTAGGCAATGCTGTTACATCATATCCACGTCGCCTTAATTCGTTTGCAACAACGCATGATTGACAGTTTACACCATATTCATGGCTCTTACTGAAGTTTATATTTCCCTGTAGTTCATTAGCTTCTTCGAAAGTCATTTCCTTACCTCTCTTAATACCAATTTTTTGCTCAATCTTGGTTTGATTGAAGTTTCTCGCAAATCGTTCTTCCCATCTTTTTTGAATATCATTTTTCTCTGCATCAGTTTTGATGCGTTTAGGTCTAGAAACCTTTATAACTTCATTCGTAATAGGTTGGGAAACTATTTCTCTTTGTAGTCCTCCATCATTGGTAAAGTTATCCTTATACCAGAAAGCCGATTGCAATCCATCTTTATTCTCTCTGACGAAATCCTTTGCTCCCTGGGGAATATCTGTAATAACCTGCTCTTTCGGAACTGTGTCATTCAGCAAGAAATCAGCAAAGTCTTCCGGTTCCATGGTGATAGGAGTAGCAAAACAGATACAAAAAGGATGAAAGCCTGTAAATTTGAACGTTTTCGGATATTTTCCAATCATCGCATCACAGATCTTACACGGTCCGCGATTATTGGCCGAACGCTGTATCTCAATTCCTAGTATAAAATCCTGTTTACTCCAACGTTCATAGTCTGCACTACGATAAGCTGTGTTCGTAGTTGTTGCAGATGTTCGGAGAGCGTTCTTGTATGCAGAGCGGTATACACCTTGCCCTGGATGATAATCTTTCATCGGTTGTGATAGAACCAATTCACCTTTCTCATTTCGGATCCGGCGAAAACGTTTTTGGGGATTTTGCAAAATTTGCCGTATATCACTACTAATTCCGTTTGAATTACGTCCGGCAACTACGCCGCTATCAAGATAGAATTCGAGTTGCGATTTCGTTTGCTGTGTAATATACCAAACTCTATCAGACAATTTTAGACCGTTGGAATCTATATCATTCTTTAGAGCCTCAAATGCAGATAGGCTATGAGTAAACATTCCATCCTTAGTTGCGCTAGAAATAGACATTCCCTTGATGAACAGGGAAATAAAATCATCATTCTTCCTCTCTGCTCGTTCCCAGCCATCCTTTTGGAATGCGGAAATATTAGCATATAACATTGATTCAAGGTTTAGTAGTTCCCGATCAACCGCACTCTCTATTCCCTGATTGCTTATCCATACATTGTTTTTCCCCGCATCAGACCATTTACGGAGATACGGGGAAACAGAAAGTATAAACTGATTAAAGATATTGGCTATTACGACCTGCTGTGCAGCAACTTTCTGTATGTGCTGTTTGTCGTAGAAAGAAAGTCCGGGCATGGCTTAGAAAGTTGCTCCAATGAGTGAATTATTCTGTGCAGTCTCTTTCTCATCATTCTTCTTACGATTCAGTTCCGCTTCCACATCATCTGTATAGGGCGAATTTTTAATAATCGTCTCTTTACTATTGAATTGAGAAGCAGTTTCAAGGTTCTTGAGTTCTTCCGCCAAATCCTGTGGGAGAATACTACCAAACTCTACTTCAATGTAGTTGTCATTTAGCTGTGATGCATATTTTGTATGTGTAATATTTGCCATTCCTGCTTGGACGATTGCTACTGTTCGTTGAACAACTGGACCAAATATTTCCATCTGTTCAGTAGCTTTTATCTCTGCATCAATCAGCATAAAACGACGTGAAGTGCCGCTAAGGTTGCCAAGTCCCATTAGTTTATTTATAGACAAGTCCGGACTGGAAGCTCCGGAATGTATTGCATCATCCAGTTGGTTTAGTTCAAGTGTAACGGATTCACAAGATTGTTGCCATGCAAGATAATCTGCATCACCGTGATACGATGTACCGGTATCTGAATCAACCTCCATACTGAAGTTCAATTCCTTACCAACCGTTTCTTTGCTCGGAAGGTTAGCTAAACCATAAGTTTTCAGTATAGGTTCAGAAAAGTAATCATTAGTATCTGATAGCCGGGAAAGTCTCATTTCTTTCTTGTCAATCAAATTAGCAACATCTTCCCAATCCGGACAATCGACCTCGGCATATACTACCGGAATCTTGCCAAAACGATTCTTTATCTTTTTCACTTGCCATACACCATCCATGATACCGGAGTAGATAACATCTTTCGTATAGATTTTCACGCATTCGCAAGTACGGCCATTGACTTCTGCATTGTATTTATAGAGAAAACCGTCCATATCGTCGTCCTCATCAAAGTGTGGATAGAATTCACATTCGACATTACTATCCTTGGGAGTAGAAAGAATCTTAACTTTCAACTGACTTTTTCCGTCGTTCTTGGTAACAGGATAGAATACAATAGCAGCCTTGGTTTCAGACAACACTTTGCGAGCAAACTCTTTCAATACAGATTGCATCTTGAGTTTTCGCTTATAGACTTTTTTGAACTCGCAGATCCCGTCGTTCGGATCTTCTGCTGTGATAGTCATTTCACCACCAAATAGAAAAGCAACAGAATTACGAACGATCTTTTTAGGTAGATTAGTCACAATTTGAGCGACTTCTACAGTTTTATCCTCTAGTCTCTTTGGCTTTTCGGCTCCTGTTTCGGGGTCAACTTCTACTTCTGTATCTGAATATACAGCAATCTTTTTAGGCTCCCGATACCCAACAGATTCTTTACGACGGGTTCTGTCTCCATTGTATTCCTCCATATACTCACGAGGATTACGATTTTCACGGGTATCAACGCATAAATCACCTACTATGCTACCGAAATCTTCATTTCTTAGAATATCCTTAATGTCTGGCATATACTTTTCTCTTAAAATATAAGATCCGCTCTCTCTTTTTTATAAAGTTATTATATATTTGCACAATAGAATAAATTGTAATATGGAAATACGAGCATTTATTGATAAATATTTAAATATAATCAATGATAAGTTTAACTTGATTTTATGTGTCATTCTTTTTATAGGGGTAACAGCAATTTTTCTTTTATTGTCTCAAGTAGATGAAAGAATGACGCAAAATATTATTCAAATTAGAGGTTATATAATTACAGTATATGGGGTTTTGGTTGGTCTTCTAATTACTTACATTATTTCAAAAACTATCCAAACACGAGAAGAACGAATTCGTGTTTTTAATGATTATGTGAAGTACACTCAAAAGCTACATAAATTTAGAGCTATAATTAATAAATTATTAAATTCAGGTTTTTTCTCTAATAAAGATGTAAATGACTTTGTAGCCAAACATCCAAAAGTGACTTTCTTTGATATACAGGAAGTCTTAAATGTAGATCATACTCAAAATGCAGAAGCTGATAAATATTATGCCGACAAAAATAGAAGAGGATTTGAGCCTTTTTATTTAGAATTGAAATCATTTATTAGTGCCAAAAGTTTTGATCCTACAATATATACCGAGTTTGATAAAAATTATTATTATTCTCCAGAAATCTTAAAAAAATGGATAGAGAATAATTGTGGAAATGGTTTTTGGTATTATCTAGAAAATAAAAAAAACGAATATTCGGAATTTATACATTTGGATAAAATCAATTCAACTATCAAAGAAGAAATATTAAAACTCAGTTTGCTAATAGATAAAGAGAGATATTTCGATATGTCCTTTAATGATAAATTTCTTATAAAATTAGGCTACCAAGCAATGGAAGAGATAATACCTAATGTATATAAGCTCCAATTAACCTTAAATCAAGGACTTCCACGCATACTCAAAAGGTTAATTCATATAGTATTAATTTTGCTTATATTTGGAATTACACTACCTATATTCTGTTCTTTATTTGAATTTATACTAGGTGACATAATATCTATATCTATGTTTTTCTCCATTTGCTTATGGACAGTATTCTCTTTGAAAGAAATGCTTACAGAAGAATTACATACATTAGAATCTTAATCAAGCTATCCGCGCCCCACCTTACGAGTAGACACTTTAAATTTCAAGCCAAGTGATTCTGCAAACTCTGCAAGGATTGTCATTCCGTCTGATGCATCATCATGTGAGTTATCACCTTCACGTTTATAACTAGTAAGCGCTTTCATGAAACGACCGTAGTCTGATCCTTTAGAGTATTCTGATTCATCAAGAAAAGCGCAATGTTTCTTTATCCAGCCAGCCTTCATAATGATACGTGTTTCCTTGTGCTGGGTTGTTGGCCGGGCTTGTATAACACACGATTTCTTTTTCGATGTAACAAGCTTACGCACATTGATAGCAAAGATACGACCACCATTATTTGACTCAATGCGTAGCTGGTCGCATTCGGTATCTATTACCATTTGTGCCAGGCGCGGTTCTGTAACTTCAACAGGATCCTTTGTGAAAAGAATATCGGTAATGAAATATTTTGGTCCGAACACCTTTGCGAATGGTGCGCAGAAATCATCATCTCCTTTATCGGCTGTATCACAAGCTCCGAGTGTCCCATCAGGTTTCTTTCCTGCAATATCGGCTAATTTGAAGCGCATGAGAGACGATTTGGGGAATAGTAACCCTTTGGCTTCGAATGGTTCCTGCATATATTCGGCCATCCAAATGCTTTCGTCGGTTTCAGAACGTAGTTCCCGGTAATATTCCGTAGTATGTACATCAGCGCAAAAAGTTTCATCGTTTTCATCAAGAGCTGCGATCCGGATGATTTCATTATACTTGCCGGCTTCTTCCATACGTCCGAGGACATCACTAGAAGACCAGCGGGTACCAATGTCAATCATACAGCAGCTTCCCTCAATACGTGAATCGTGCGTACCTTGTTTCCAAGACCATACCTTCTCGTTATTATTGTCGGATAACGCATCTTCCAGGCTCTTGTATAAGTCGTCGGTCATGGCAAGCATTGATGCACCGAAACCGATCACGGTGCCGCCAACACCACCACCGAAATAAGATACCTGGCGAGCGCCTTCCACATTCCAACTCTTCACATTCTGTTTATCACCTTTCAGATGAATATCAGGGAATATCTCTTTGTAACGCTTAGATTTTACAATATCACGGGTATCGTATGACAGCTTATTGTAAAGAGTATCAGAGCAACAGTTACGCATTACAGATTCTTCCGGGAAGTGACCGTACATCCAGGCTATAAACAATGAGGAAATATAAGACTTACCGGCACGTGGCGGCATACTGACAGCAAGGCGATAGATAATATTAGCTAAATAGGAGGTATACACACGCATGAACGCTTCGGCTACTTTCTTCAAGAATAATCGTTTGGCAAAGAACTTAGGATCATAGTATAAGCAGAAAGCCCAGAAATCATTCCGGGCTTCACGCTTGCGAAGTATAGTTGCTGCTTTCGCTTGTCTAAGCAGTATTTCTCTTTCACTCTTTTTCTTTACCATCAATAATAGCCTGAAGTTGTTCGTCTGTCAATGATTCCAATTCATCACCAAGGTTTACATTCGCGTCTACTTCTTTCTTGTCACGCCATTTTTCCGGCTGTCGATTCTTCAACCAGAAAATAGCGGCTGTTGTATCAGGAGGATAATGCTCTATAAATTCCTTCGAATCTGTAATCTTCCCGTTCGATGTTGCAAATTTTGTTGCTTTACAGTTATACCCAATAGCACGGTTATAGAGTCTCGATGCAACGTTAGCATCTGCTATATTTTTCCCCTTTTTTAGGGACTCAAGAAATTCGGGATAATCCTTCTTCCATTTGTTTAAAGTCTGCTCTGAAACAGAGAAGAATTCGGAGAGCTCTTTATCTGTTGCACCCAACAAACAAAGCTTTAGAGCTTGATCGGCATACTCTATTCTGTACTCTGATTTACGCCCTCTTTTTTTCTTCTCGGCCAGATTCTTCTTCTCTGTCATAAACTAACAATAACTAACAAATTGTGATAACTCTTGCCTTAGCTTGGATAATCTTCAAATTAAAATATAAATAGGGGTTACTTTTTACAGTTCTCTGGAATTACTTTAGGAACAGCATTATTCCAATTAATACTATGGTGTAGGCGTCTATACACACTTCCCATTGGGCGTATCTTTGTACAAGAAGGAGCATACATAATTGTGTAGAAAGACTTAACATAAGTCCCACTATCTAAATATATATCAGTCATTCCGCCATTTGATTGTTGAGTTGTTACTTGATTCAAAGAAACATGCGGAATCTGAAAAAACAAATTTCCTCTACTTCCTAGTAAAGTGTAGGTGTTTACATCTTCATTAATTTTACCAAAAAACTTAAAAGGCATGTTTGTATCACAAATAAATGAGTTCATTGCTTTCCGTTTAAGTAATTCACCACGAACTATATTATTCTGCTTTCCTCCGATAAAATCTCCTCTTTGAGCTAATGCAACAGCTAAAGCACCTGTTTTATTTTTGAAATCAATTAGAGCATCAAGTACTTTATCAAGATTGATAATGTTTTTCTGCTTCATTTCACCATATTGATTATAAGTGTATGAGAATTCCGTATAATCATCATCTAACTCAATAAAATATTGGTAGCCTTTTTCTTTTGCTATTTCAAAAGAAGCATTTCTCGCATAAATAATAGCTCGACGATCATTGAAGTTATCACCCTCATCTGTTTCTGATGCTATTTCTTTTTTGTCGAATACATATATGTTCTCGTAGTTTTTGCGATAACGATCTATCTTCGGATCTTCATTATCTAATACTATGATAATATCACCTGTATAGCCACATTTCCGTAATGTTTTTACTGTATGTACATTGTCAGGACGCCCATGTGTAAGTATCAATGCAACGAAGCTATTATTTTTCATCATTGCTATAATCCTCCAAATATGAGTCTGACAATTCTTTCTTTAAACAAACATATCCTAGTTCAATAGCTTTATTAAAATCTATAATGACAAGAGCTGAATTTTCCATTAAATTTTGAATGATGTTGTTTGAATGAGCATAAAATTCAGCAATTTTTCCATAATCGAAAACAATGTGCCTTGAAGCTGCAATCTGAAGAAAATCTTTAGTCTGCTTGTCTAAATTACACTCCTGAATTTGTTTCATCAGACAATTGTAAGTTTCAAGATTATAGAGTTCTGATATTGCAGGTTTATTGCCAGTCGGTGTGTAGATTGGAGATACTATTTTTTTTGTATAAAGATTATTATCTTTCTCATCGTCAGAATTATGGATATCAGTCGAAAGTTCGATCTCGTCTACTGAAAACTCCCAATCATTCAATACATCAGGCGAGAAGTTTTCTATCACTAACTTCCAATCGAATTCAGAAGTATCGGAAGTATGATTATCTGCTAGAGCTAGCAGTTTTCTCTTTTCATCTTCCGTAGATAGGTCTTTGCGCTTAATAACAATAAGCTCGGTACCGTCAGACTCAACAATACGCACTTTGAGTCCTAACTTTTGAGCTTCCTCATACACGCCATTTCCAGCGATTAACACATTGTCACGGTCGGCCAATACGGATCGACCGGCTCCACATTCAACCAGGCTTTTGTGGATAAGCCGCTTGTTTTCATCCCCATGGATACGATAGTTCCGGGGATCAATCTTAATTTCTACATTTTCTTCCATGACCAAGGAATTTTCACTAAAATATAGACTCCCCGGCTATTTTCTTTCTAATAAGTTCTTGCACTCCGTTATATATCTCATATAGCTGCTTCAATGTCTCTGGACCTTCCCATTCAGAGAAATTGCCATCCTGGAAGAAACGATACTCAAAAACGCGGGTAGCTGTCGTACCAAGGTTTAGACTTTCGAATGTTTCCCTTACTGTGTGCAGCTTGTCTAATATTTCAGCGTTTCGATCTTCTGATTCATCTGAAATATCCTCAATATCTAGCCTGGAATAATCTACATTATCATCCACAGGCAGGGGCTTGTATCTACTCCTATACTGTGAAGTAGGAGAGGATGCGTTTAGCTTTATCATCTTCAAAACAAAGAAATCAAGCTCTGTATAGCCATTTCTTTTTGTCTCAAGTAATTTATCCAGTAACCTGCTTTTCTTTTGAAGGAGCGAACAAATGACCTCATTCAAGACGTCTGTTGCTTCGTCTGAAATACCAGCAAGCCCACAATGATACAAAGAGTAATCAAGCCAGCGTTCGTAGCGTTTAGTTATGTAATTATTTACTGCTTCACTTGCCATAATTTTAATTTTTTAAATTAAGTATGACATAGCAAAGAGAATACTTTAGTGCTTCAGTAACTTACAAATAACAAATGCCGGATTTTTTCTTCAAAATCCGGCGCAACACCATTCTTTTACAAAGATAGAAAAAATATTGAAGAGAAAATTAATTCAGCGAATATTTTAAAAAGGTAATGGACCATCATCTTTAATTTGATTATCTATAGAGAATGGCACTTTGGTTTTAGAGATTGAAGAAGAACCAAGTTTCGTACCGATGGGTTCACCAGGCATGGGAATACATATGTCTTCCTCTGGATTTGAAAAGCGACAGAATTCGCCTTTGAATCGCAATAATATTTCACCTAGTGCACCGTTACGATGCTTAGCAATAATTACTTCTGCCATACCTCGCATATCGTTTCCTCGATCATCTTGAAAAATCTTATAATATTCTGGCCGATGTAAAAAAAGAACCATATCAGAATCATCGCATAATGTACCACTATCACGTAAATCTATTAACTGAGGACGTTTAGCATCAATCCCTTCACGAGATTCAATTGCCCGATTCAATTGCGATGTAATAATAATAGGAATATTCAGCTCTTTTGCTAAAGATTTTAATCTTCTTGTGAAGTAATTTATTTCCGAATATCTATTCTCTGTATATTTGATGTCATTATATAACAATTGAACATAGTCGATAGCAATCAACTTAACACCCTTTTCTTTTACTAAATAATGTGCCTTATTACACAAAATATCCATTTTCATAAGTGGTGAGTCATCTACATAAAGAGGAGCGTCTTGCAAATCTTTTAGTTTATAGTCCAATTGCTGCCACTCATAACAGGCAAGCTGTCCGCTCTTGATTTTCTCACTTGGAATTTCGCAGACATTGGTGATAAGACGATTGACTAACTGCACATTGCTCATTTCAAGAGAAAACAAAGCGACTGGAATTCTGAAGTTGACCGCCATATTTCTTAGCATAGATATAATAAATGCTGTTTTCCCCATTGCAGGACGTGCTCCTATAGTAATCAAATCACCATTCTGCCAGCCACATGTCATTTTATCCAATCTAGTGAATCCACTTTCCAAACCACTTAGTCCATCAGTTCGTGTAGCTGCCTTCTGAATTAGTTTATAGACTTCATCAATCACGGGGTTAATCTGAATACAATCATGTTCCGTATTTAATGAGGATATATCAGTCAGCTTTCCTCTGATTTCCGAAATTAAATCTTCTACATCTTGGGTTTCATCGAATACTTTTAAGCGAATATCTGTTGCAAGTGCAAGTAATTGGCGGGATATATACTTTTGTGCAATGATTCGGGCGTGATACTGCGTTTGAGACGATGATGCTACTTTGCTACTCAAGTGAGTTATATAAGCTGGTCCTCCAATTTTATCTAATTCGCCTCGTTTGCTAAGTTGCTCCTTTACAGTTAGAATATCTATCGGCATTTGATTGACCGCGAGGGTAATTATTGCAGCATATATCAGTTGATGTCGATATTCGTAAAAAGATTCTGGACGAAGAATATCACTTATTAACGCATAAGCCTTTTTGTCAGTCATTAATGTACCCAATACAGCTTTTTCTAATTCAGGTGCGTAAAGAAGGTTCATGTTAAATTGATTATCATCTTCTTGTTGCTGTTTTTTTTCTTTCATGGTTTTTTGTTTTTTTATAATAGTTTTCAAAGATACAATTATCTTCGACTTTTACCTCCGATTTCCACAACATTAAACATTTCGTTAACTCGATCGGCAATATATTCCCCATATTTTAAATGAATCTCTTCCGGAAATAAATTAGTAGTCACGAATGTTGTACAACTTCTCCTGTTGTCGTATCTCATTTGAAGTATGTACTGTATCACATCCATCTCTGTCCCGTAATGCTTTACCTTAGGCTCTCGTCCGACTTCATCCAGACCTAACGCTATTCCATTTGAACCGTCATAACTTAAGATTCCGTCAATGCCTTTCTTGCAATACTGGTTAGCTACGAAAGCTGCTGCCTCTATCGGGAATCCTCCCTGTAGGTAATATCCTGTTTTGTCTTTTCCGTTGCTATACCTGTCATACATCTGTATGATTTTCAATATGCAGGATTTTCCGGTTCCTACAGAACCATATAGCCACAATCCTTTGCTGCGGTCTAAAACGTTCGACCCTCCGATGAGATATAAAAAAATCTCATTCATGATTTCGCGATTTCGATCGTCAACGCAAAAATTTGGGCATACATATAAACAACATCTTCGGAACAAATTCATCGAATTCTTAAAAGCAATCGGGTCATAGCTTGATGGTCCGCACTTTAATTTTTGTTTCTGAATCTGTATCTGTTCTCTTACTTTTTCCATCTTTTTTGTTGCTTAGTTCTAATTTCAACCATCGGGCAAAGTGAGACATCGCGCCTTTTGGCGACTTTGTCGTTTCACCCTCATTTTGTAGTTTCATAAAGAATTGCTTCAAACACTCGTAAAAGGCTTCTATCGTAAATTCATCATAACCGGAAGAACGAGTATTCATCGTTACTGTTTCCGCCCATGATCGATTCGATTTAAGTTCAGTATAACAGTCGTCCAAAGACTTGTCGAAAAAACTATCAGCCGGAAACAGATCTCCCACGCGTAAGGGAGATATTGTCTTATTGTCTTTAGTCTTATCTTTAATGTTAACCGTTTTACTTACCCTTTTACTTACCGTTTTACTTACCTCTTTACTTACCGTTTTACTTTCGTCAAGTAAGTAATAAACTGGCGATTTTGCATTCTTTTTACCCGATTCGAAAGTTATTAAACCTTTTTGCTGCAATCTGTTCCTAACTTCAATGACGGTCTTCTCTGATATACCGGTTGCGAGGACGATAGTCTTGTTGGGATGTTCAAACGGATTCTGCCAACCCCGAATATTGCACTCATTCAAGAGATAGAAGTACAAAAAGACTTCGTTCGGGCTGAATTCTACACTTCGATTCATCTTCCAAAATTGGTTTATATAATCTATATAGGTCATTGTATGCTATGCCGTCAGTTTCTGACGTATTAAGTTCATATTCTTTTTCACGAGTCCGATAATACGGTTATGGTACTCGGTATTACTATTGCAGGCTCCACGGGACTGAACAATACTGAATGTCTTTAAATTGACCTCTACGGTCTCAATATGTTTCTTGCCGATTCGAGCAGAAAGAATGAGTGAATCCTTTTCTTTATAATATTTATTTGTAAAGACGCAATGGTGCATGATTTCACCTTCTTGTTGAAACTCTTCAAGACTTTTGAGCGGTACTACGACTATTTTACCATCAGACATTTTTAGGTCAAAGAACTTCGATTTTTCTTTGATATAATTCTCTGCATCCTTCTTGAGTTTAAGCAATTGTTGCATTTCTTTAGCCTTGCGTTCTTTTTCATCATCACGTTTCTTTCTCGCCACATACAAGTCATGGGCTTTTTTTAGATTCTTAGGACAAACGTAATGGGCGTTATGCAGATCCTTACGATAATGTTCAAGTAGTTTCAGATAATCAAACCACATGGAAACATCCTTAATCCGATATTTATTTCGAAGGCAAATTTTAATAGACGGCCAATACATATCAATCTTGTAACGGTGTCCCTCGAAATAATCTATTAATTCATAACGTCTTGCCTTTAGAAGTGTTTCAGCCTTGGGAAAATGGGGAATTGTAATGGTGGCAGTAAGAAATGACATACCGCGTAATTTACAATCTATACCCATTTGAATATACTTAGGTCTAAAGACGGAGGCTGGATGATAGCGTTCACAATAAACATCATTACTACAACTGTAATAATATGATCCAACAACTTTATTACGTATCTCCAAATCTCCACACCATCCACAATATCCCGTATTGTTAGCACGAGCTACTACCTCCCGGTTGCCATCATCTTTTATCCAATGTTGCAGTATCTCACGAATAAAATAACGAGGATTCGCTTCTGCCTGATAGTAAGCAATCAATTCAAAGCTTCGGATAACTTGGAATTCTTCACAAATTTCCGCTTTGGCAATAAACATCGATTGTTTGTCTGTACGCTTCCTTGACTGTTCTATCTTCAAGGATGCACCACAATGAGGACAAATAGCACGCTTACGCTTTACAGGTTCCGGAGAGAAGCGCTGCCCGCATTCCATACATATAACGCGTGTCTTGGTTGCATATCCTATATGTTTTAAACAATCGCTTTTAGCCCAGTCAATCATCATATTCTCAATATTAGGTAGCTGGCTACTTAAACCTGCTACTCTAAGCTGTAATTTCGTTCTTGGCTTCATAAGTCTTCAAATAATAAAAATTGTCCGGAAGGTATTTGCTTTTTCATCCCTTTACGCTTATTAGGGGCAGAAGCAGGCTTTTTAATTTCTGGTTGTTCTGTAGATGCTTCTTTTATCACATTTCCAGCTGATACCTTATAATTGGTTTGCTTACTAACTTTGATATCATCTTCATCGTAGTAATGAACTGCAAGCCCGAATACTTCATCGTCAGACATGAATACAGCGTTCCCACCGCGTTTTTTAGCTTCACCTATAATGTAATTGCAACATTCATCTATATTCTTATTTTGCTTCGCAAAAGAGGTGGCAAAGAGGGAATCTCTCTTTGCACGTTGCTCTAAATAAGATTGAATAACCTGTTTAAATGATTGGTTCTCTTTTCCCATGACTTTAATTATTAATTGATAAAGGCATTAATAGATAGGTTAAGCTTTTTACTTCTTCGTCGCAGCGGGTAAGAAGTGAAGCTTGCGATGGATCGCTCATAGTGATGGCAATATCTTCCGAAGGAATGTTATTCATCATTTCAATCAAGAAGCTACTTCTAAAGCCGATTTCAATATTACAGCCTGACTGCAGGATAATCGTTTCTTCTGCAGACTTAGAAAAATCTAAATCATGAGCTGCAATTTTAAGAGAGTCAGAATCGAACTTGAGGACTACCAAAGACGAACTTTCATCACAGAAGACAGATACGCGCTTTAAAGCTGACACAATATCAGCTTTCTTTAATACAGCACGATTTGGTTGCTTTTGAGGAATAACAGCGCGATAGTTAGGATACCGGCCTTCGATCATACGGCAGATTAACCGGTATGAATCAAACTCAAATAAAATATTAGTCTGATTTACCGATATCTCTACTTCCATGCAATCTTCCGGAACAATGTTAGAAAGTACTTTAGCAAACTTGCTCGGCAGGATAAAGGCCGCCCGTTCCTTGCGCGTATAAGCGGATGGATTCTCAATCATTGCTAGGCGGGTACCATCTGTTGCGACAAATGACATTGAATCTAAACCGATATCAAAATAGATACCATTCAGTACCGGACGGAGTTCATCATTGGCACTACAGATCAAAACTTGCCTTATTCCGTATAATAAATCATTGCCTGATACAAGAAATGGGCTGGCGGTATCATCCGTACTCATAGATGGGTATTGATCTCCTTTCTCAATAGGTATTGAGAACTTACCGTTTGCATACTTGACAATCAATTCCTTTTCAAGAATGGATATAATCAAAGGTTGTTCGGGAATCTCTTTTAGTCCGTCAAGTAATGTTTTTGCATTAGCCATGAAAGTGTAATTGGTGAAGTCTGCGGTACCATCTATGTTTGTAGAGATGCGTCCACCTTCTTCACCTGCGGTTACTAGAATGACTCCAAATTCATCTATAACAAACAAAAAGTTATCATAGGCAGGTAATGAGTTTTTAGGCTGTATAATTCGCCCGACTGATTTTAGCTTATCTGATAAAGCTGTTTTTGATACTGTAATTTCCATGCGTCATTGTTTTTTGGCGCATAACATAAAGAGGAGATAGGTTTCAGTAATTAAAAGCTATTAAATTGTATAGGAACAACAAAAGCCGGATAAAATCATTGTTTTATCCAGCTCAACACCATTATGTTTGCAAATATAGAGAGAGTTTTTGTATTTGCAAACGTTTCAGTCTTTTTTTTCTTCTTTTTTTTGCAATAAATCCAATACAGCCCGATTTGCCTTGTCGCAAATACTATAATCTATATCAATGTAAATATCAGCCATTTTATAGTCATTGTTCACATGGCCAAGACAGAAGTCGATGTCAGCTTTTGGTACTCCGGCTTTATTTCTTGCTAAACTAGCCCATGTGTGGCGCGCCCAATTAGTAGTAACTTTAAAATCAATCTCTAAATTCAAGCAAATGTCTTTCAGCCCACTATTGATTGCACGCATGAAATTGTTCAAGCTGCAATAGTTAGTATGAAAGTAGGAGAGGAAATACCCTTCTGTATATTTATCAAGAAGTGTGCGAAGTTCCGGTTCGATCTTTACGGAAAGTGGTACCTGTTCGTGATTTTTATCCGTATTCGTCTTTGAACGTGTGTACTCTAATCTTCCGCGACGTTCGCACGAAATACTATAAAGGTCGTTGATGTTGACCCCCATCATGTAAAACATCATCATAAATACGTCTCGTGCCATATTAGTTCGTCTTTTATCGGACTGGAAATCTCGAATTCTTAATAAGGTATTGATGTCTATATTCTTTCTTTTTCTTCGATACTCTGGAATCTCTGCCTTTTTAAACGGATCACCAGGTATTCTTATGATATCGAAGTCCTCGTTGTTATAATAGAGTTTGGCTTTGTTGTATAATGCTCTTAAGCCTCTAAGATAATGGCTTATTGTGCCAGGTTCTAGCGGAATACCTGCTGGGCCTGATTGATACAGGTCTTTTATCATCTTATTTAGTAGGAATGAGGTGATTAACTTAATATCTATCTTTTTCCTTTTCGTGTACCAGCATAGAGTATCGATAGAAGAGCTGTACCATTCGGCTGTTTTCTTCTTTTTCGTCTGAATTACTATGTTTTGAGCGAATTCTACGAAGTCTATAAATTCAGCATCAGGAGCGAGAGATTTTTCTATTTCCTCCTTGAGATCCATGCAAGACATGAATTGTGTTCTATCTTGCCCCAATTTTAAATATTCTCTCCGGATCTTCTGGATATACGCATTTATTTCGTATTCTATCATTTCTCCGTTTGTCACTCCCGATAAGATTCTTCCGGATTCGTCCATGTTTTCAGGGCGGATATAATAAGCGGTAGATATATACTGTGACTCTCTATTATGATATATTCTAATCTTTATATTAGATGTTCCATCTAGTTTTATGTGTCTTCCAGTTTGGAAAACAACTGCTTTAAATGTTGCCATATACTGTTTTAATGTTTTTTAAAGGTTAAAAAATGCATTAAACAGCTTGAATCGGGGTTATTTGATAGGAAATTACTTTAATTTCCCCTAAACGAATGTAAATAGAGAAACTTGTTCAAAGATAGTTCAAAGAAATAGCCTCTTTATTTGCCCCAAAACGGGGTATAATTGTGTCTAATTTACATAAACGAAAAAAGCCGATACAAACTGTATCAGCTCAACACCATTCAATTTTTCTTAACTTGAAATTTTCGTCGGGGTAGCGGGATTCGAACCCACGACCCCCTGCTCCCAAAGCAGGTGCGCTA